ACCCAAATTACCTATATTAGCATTACCAGTAACTGACAATACACCCCCAGTTACTAAGTTAGCACCTGTGATGTTACCCGTAGCAGTAATTAATGCAGTTCCAATATTACCTACGTTAGCATTACCAGTAGCACTAATCACACCACCTGTTACTAAGTTACCTGCGGTTACGTTACCAGTAGCAGTAATTAAACCACCTGTACCAATATTACCTATATTAGCATTACCAGTAACTGACAATACACCCCCAGTTACTAAGTTAGCACCTGTGATGTTACCCGTAGCAGTTACAAGACCGGTACCAATATTACCTATATTGGCATTCCCTGATACACTTAACGTACCATTAACGTTTGCACCTGTACCTGTTATTACCGCAACGTTAGCATTTCCTGCACTACTAAATGTAATATTACCGTTATTTAAAACTTGAATGTTACTAGTACCGTTACTCAATCCTGATGTACTTACAGTAGTAAATGATAAATTACCTGCGCCGTCAGTAGAGATAACTTGACCACTTGAACCGCCAGTAATTTTAACGTTACCAATTGCGTTAAGGTTCGCTACCCCTGTTGTAGTTATATTAGTAGTGGTTATGTCACCGTTAGCTAAAATAATATTAGCCGGTGTTTCGCCAACTGAGAAGCCTGCTACCGAATTTAATGCTTTAACTGCCATGATTGTATCCTATATCTATATTTATCTAACATTCTTATACAGCATACGCTGTAATCAACATTTTGTATGTGATTGGATTAGAAGAACTTGGGGTTACCTTGAGTTCTAATGCCGGTGGTATTATTATATTACCTGCATTATAATCCACTTCAAAGTTACCCACACCACCATTTACAAACAGACTTGCGTATTCAGTAAACTGCACTGTTCCGTTGTAATATAATGAACTAATTTTACATGATTGTCTACTTGGGCCAGCTGGCTCAGTAGCAATAATTTCAAATTCAACTCCAGACAAATCTGCTACAGGAATTGAATATAATACTTGTGCAGGTGTTGTACTTGCAGTTGAAGCAAAATATACTAAACTAGTAGACCATTTGTATACTCCGGCTCCCATTTGGAAGCTGTTTGCAATTAAGTTACCACCTACTTGCAGTACCTTAGTGAAATCGTTATATGTTAAGAAAGCACTGCCGCCAAATACTCCATCATTATTAAATTGAACTTGTGTATTGGCTCCACCTGGAACGCCATTGCCACCGCCGCCGCTGGCTGACCAAGATAAGTTCCCGGATCCGTCTGTCTGTAATACATATCCATTTAATCCACCTGAAATTTTTAAGTTAGCAACATTACCTAAATTAACGTTAGTTGCACCGGTGAAGTTTGCAGTTGCATTACTTTTAATAGATGGTACAGATAATATATTAGTTGCACTATCATATACAAATCCTGTATCTCCTCCAAAAGAACCTGAATCATTGTATTGAACCATTTGGTTAGTGCCGCCAGGACTGCCTGTACTTGCAATCCATGATAAGTTACCAGACCCATCAGTTGATAAAATATAACCACCAGAGCCACCTGTCATTTTGACATTAGCAACATTACCTAAACTTAAATTACCACTACTAAATGTTACATTAGGTATGCCACCAAATAATCCGGCATTGTTATATTGTAATTGTGTGTTAATACCACCGGGTGATCCATTACCACCGCCGCCACCTGCTGCCCAAGCTAAGTTTCCTGCTCCATCAGTTTGTAAATAATAACCACTAATACCGCCTGAAATTCTAACATTAGAAATTGGACCTAAATTAGCAGTGCCAACCATAGTTAAACTAGTTAGATTTCCTACAGAAGTAATATTTGGTTGCGCCGCGGTTGTTACTGTTCCTGCAATTGCGGCAATAGCGGCAGTACCTGCTTGACTAACTGTGCCTACAACGTTAGAACCATTGATATTTGTTAATCCGTTACCATTACCTACAAAGTTTGTTGCAGTTAGTGTATTTGTTGATTTATTAAATGTAAACGAACTAGAACCATTCATTGTTCCAGCATCATTAAACTGAACTTGTGTGTTTGAGCCTGCAGCCGGGGAAGTAATAGTCACCCAAGATAAATTACCAGATCCGTTTGTAGTTAAAAATTGACCACTGTTGCCACCAATAATTATTACATTACCTACATTACCTAAATTTGCAGAACTACCAACTTGTAATGTAGTAATACTAGCAAAACCAGTAGTGCTGATATTTCCTAGATAGGCGGTGCCTGATGTAGTTATATTATTACCAATTGATAGATTGGCAGCTACAATAATATTGTCTGAATTTAATGTATTAGTTACATCGTTATATGTAAATCCAGCATCACCGCCAAAATCACCATCACTATTGTATTGTACTTGACTGTTTGCCCCACCTGGACTACCATTACCGGCATTTCCACCTGTTTGTGCTGTCCATGTTAAATTACCAGATCCATCTGTTTGTAAAACAAACCCATTTGTACCACCGGCAATTTTTATGTTTGCTACATTTCCTAAACTTAAATTACCACTACTAAATGTTACATTAGGTATCCCACCTAATATACCGTTATTATTGTATTGTAATTGTGTGTTAGAGCCACCTGGGTTAGCGTTGAAGGGTTGACCATTAGCATAGAAAAAGCTATTGGCGTAAACTTTATTAGCGGTGACATTACCTGTTAAGTTTAAAAAATTTGAAACTACATTACCATTTCCATCTATGACGGTGACGGAAGGTATTCCTACCGAATAACCAGTTAATGTATTGAATAATTCTGATGCCATATTTTATCCCGAACTTTATTTTTATAATATATTTATCAAAATATTGTATTTTAACCCATAGAAAAAAGCACCCATAAAATCTTTTTTCTAAATACAATATGTTAACTAGACAACCATCAAGACCATTATGTATACATTGCAATGTATCATTAGCAAAGCCTAATGGAATTAGTAAGCATGGATTTAAAAAGTGGCACAAGTATTGTGTTGATTGTGCTAAAGGTGCATACAATACTACGTATGGTTATCTATTACATAAGAAAAATAAATGTGAGAAGTGTGGCTTTATTCCAGAAGACAACTGCCAATTAGATATTATCTATAAAGACAATAACAAAAAGAACAAAGATAAAAATAATTTAAAGACATTGTGTGCAAATTGCAACAGGTTACACACAAAGAAAATGAAAGAAAAGAAAAAATCTATTTTAGATATAACAGTAGATACTGACCTTACTCTTTAATAACTTTTTTCTTCAATTATAGTAGAACCCATCAATACATTTATTTTCTTTTTAAGTTCTGCACGATAGTCGTTTTTTATATATACTTGACGAGCCAATTTGATAAACTCATCATCAAATCTTTGCTCTTGTTCATGTTTACGTTTGCTATCTTCAATATCCCATAAATCCTGATTTACCGTTAGTAACTGTGTGTAGTACACATTTAATTCTAAAGGTGCTTCTAAATTATCTGCTATAGCACGTAATTGAATTAATTCTTTAATCACGTTTTCGATTTTTAATGGATCAGAAATTCTAGCCACTTTAATTGTCAAGATTGTTATCTTGTCAAATAATTCTCCGATGCTTATTGGTGCCATGATTATCATAAATTAGTTTACCCCACACCTATCATTACACATTAATAGTCGACCGGCTTCAAATGTAGGAATTGACCAAGTTTTTTCAATTTTGTTAAACCAGGATATGCAGTGTTCTAAACTGTGTTCTAATGCATTATTTTCTTGCACAAAATCTCGAAACTGTACATTTGCAGCCTCATGGTAATGTCCGTGTCCATAAGTTTTTGGGCTAAACCCTAGCCAACAACAAGGAGATACATCTCCTATACTAGAAATATAAATTGATTTTTGTTTTTTAGCAAGGCAATCAATATTTTTTATAGGTTTAAATGGCGCAATGTCTTTTAATAGCATTTTACGCTGAGTGCGTAATTTCCAAAGCCTATCAAAATCAATTATAACAGGACTACCTATTGTGTGAGATAGTTGCTTGTTTTTGTCAAATACCGGTGCTTGATTTCGTTCGCTATTTATTAGTTCAAATTTTTTAAATCCTAACTGTTGACTTAGTGTTTGTGCAGTAGATTGCTGATGCCGATTGTGGTCAAAATCAATCATTTTCCATACAGCATTACCTCCGGCTGCAATAAAAATTTTAGCATTCTGAATCACAGTTGAGTACAAAGTATTTTGTCTATATAGACTATGTGTATCTTCTAGTCCGTCGATACAAAAAATTATCTCAACTCCTAATGTAGCTAGAGATTGCCAATATTCTTTGTTTCTTGCACCTGCATTAGTACTGATTATGATTTTTAAATTACTTGAACAGGATCTAAAGTACTCAACAATTTCTACTGTTTCGGGATTCATTACAGCATCTCCAAAATTTCCATTTATATATATGTCATCAAGTTGCTGTACAAACTCACGTTGAAATATTTTCATTGCCTCTTCTAATGTCATGTTATGTTCAACATATCCATCATTAAACTCATAGCCGTAAAAGTTTCTAGGACAGAGCGGGCAAGCCGCATTGCACAAACTAGAGATTTCTAAATGTACGTTACGTATGTCAGCAAAATTATACATTATTAGGTTTAGAGTATTTGTTTTATTTATATAGGATACCACATTCAAATACAAAAAAGGCTCCGAAGAGCCTTTTAAGTAACTTCCCATCCCGAGGGTAAAAAGTTTGATTCCGTTTTTATTGGAATGTCAAGTTTTGAACAGCGATCTCACCAACGTAGTCAGCAGCGTTACCAAAAGATGACGCTGTGTTTGTCAATTCGATGTAACCATAACGTGTCATAAATGATACGACTGGTTCGAATGTTGATGGGTCAAGAACAACACCAGAACTCATCAATGGAATATATGGGCAATAGAAAGCGGCTGCATCAGTCTCGCTTGAACCCTTATAACCAACTAATACTGGTTGTGTATCTGGAGCATAAGAGTTAACGAAAACTCTCATTGCACCATTCAATGTACCAACAAACTTAGTGTTTGTAGGTGCTTCGAATGTACCTTCTGTTGTACGTGCAAATGCGCTTGTTGTAGCAGACTGTAGAACAGTCAAGCTAGCTGGAGATACAACTGCCCAGTTACCAGCACCACGGCGTGTGCGTTGTGCGATCAAGTTAGCAACACGGTTGATCAAAACAGCTAAAGCAGCGTGTTCGTCACCAACGTATGTAGCTGTACCAGATACAGTAGCTTGGTTGTATGTATATTCAGTTGTAGCTAGAGTTGCTAGAGACAATAGAATTTCTTGGTCGATTTCAGCAGTAATTTCTTGTGCTAAAGCGGCCATGATTTCTGCTTCAACGTCAATACCATGTTGGCTTTGAGCGTCTTGAGCCGCTTCAAATGTCCAACGTGCTTGCAACTTACGTGACTTAGCTTCAACAGCTTGACGTAAGATTTGTACGCTGATTTGTTTACCACCGTTGCCTTCTAAGGCAGCTGTGTCATTACCAGTGTAGAATGTTGATGTATCAGTTCCTAATGGAGTACGTGAATATGCTTGAGCAATCTTGAATGGACTCAATGCTTCTTCACCAGCTACTACGCTAGTTTGAGCCGCACTGTTGTCAGTCAAGTTGTTTGCATAACGTACACGCAATGTATGGATCTGACCAACAGGACCAGTCATGGGCTGAACGCCTACCAATTCGTTAGCGATAACGGTTGGCATTACACGACGGATAACTGGTAGAATCACACGGTTTAGTGTAGCGATATTACCTGCAGTTGTTGTACCGGCTGAAGATTCAGCTAGCAACTGCTTTTTGGTGTTTTCTAAAATAACACCCATTGTTGAACGGCGAGTTCCTTTTAAGCCTTCTAACAGAGCTTCCTTGGTCTCGTCCCAACGGCTTTCTAAGAGTACTTTTGACATTTTATATTTCTCCTAATTTATGTCTTTATTTTAAAGCCCTGCCAGACGTTTGATATCGATAACGTTATCACGTTGTTCCATATCAACTTCTTTTTGTTTGGCAGATTTATCACCAGTTACCTCTTGTACACTTTCACGGATCATAGTCTTTGAAGACTTTTTCTCCATACCAGTGTTAAGAACTGCTGGTAGATACTTATCGAAAGCGGCTTGTAGACGTGGTGTCTGGACGCTTTCTAGTAAGTTTCGCATTGTGTCTGCTTTTTCCTCATTTAGAGTAGATAACAAATCACCCATAGTCTTCTCACGTAGATTAGATTCTTTGATTATGCGAACTTCACGTTCCTTACTTTCAACCAACTTTTGTGCTTGGTTTACTTTTGCGATAGATTCGGCTAGTTGTTCATCTTTTAACTGCAATGCATTCATTAGCTTGCGAGTTTCAGCTTTATCATTTAAATGAGTAACACTGAATTCACTAGCGAATGATTCAAAGATGCGGCGACCAAAGTTGTTTTCTCTAGCAACTTTAATGTCTTCCTTCAACTGACCCATTTCACCCTTTAGATGTTTAGTTACAACTTGGTTAATTCTAGATGCAGATTCAGCAACAAAACGTGCCTTCAATGTTTCTAGTTGTTTACGACCTTCAGCAACTAACTTGACCTTAGCTTCAACAACAGCTTGTTTATCTTGTGTAAATTCTTTAATTTCACGTGCAAGAGCATGAACAATAAATTGTTCTAGCTTTTGTTGATTTTCTAATTGAATTTTGCGTTCGCTACGCAGTTCTTTAATTTCTTCGGCTAGTTTAGTAACCATAAAATCATTGAACTTTGTTGCTGATTCACGCAATTTTTGTTGTGCTTTCACACGGTCTTCGTTCATTGCTTGTCTTTCAGTCTGAAATTCTTCAATTTCAGTTGTTAGACCTTCTGTAACCATTTTATCTAGGGCTTCAACCATCACGCTTCTGTCATGTTCATAACGTTGTGCGAATTCTTCTCGTAATTCGGCACGTACTTGTTCTCTAGCCTCATTCAATTTAGATTCCCATGCTTCGTTTAATTCACGACCCACGTCCTCATTGATAAGACCACTTTCAAGTAATGGCTTGATAGCATCAAACATGCTTATTCCCCTTTGTTAATTTTGAGATCCTTTATAAGACGAAGGACTTCGCCTTTAAGATATCTCTGTACCTTTTTGTCACCGCCTTGAGCATCTTTTGCAATTTCTAACATTTTATGACCATGACGCATATTCATCATGCCTTCATAAATTGCTTTAGGATATGCATTAGGTGCGCTTGGTTGAGCAACAATATCCACAGTGACTATTTCAAAGTCACTTACTTGGCCATTCATATCGTTAACGTTTCCGCTACCTCTACTACTGACTCCGAGTTTGACACCACTCTCCAACATGGTAGACACTAACTGTCCCATTGGAGTTGGTAAAATCTTTAATTTGCCGAATCCATTTGCTCCGTCCATCCACATGCTTGTTATCATATGTGATACACGATCCAAATTGATTTTTAGGTCATCAGGGTGATCTACTTCACCTAATACTGAGTAGCCTTCTTGTATTTGTTTATTAAGAGTGTCAACGGCAGATTCGATTTCAGAAACAGGGTAAACACGCTCATTAGCGTTTTTTACCCCACCCTGAATGAAGATGCCCTTCATATAAAGGCTCTTCAAACTACCTTCACCTTCTTTGACCGATTCGACAACCATGCCGGCTCGGTCAAAAGTTAGGTGTTCTTTGAGATACAAAGCCATTGCTCTCAGATTCCTTATATTCTACGCTTTACAGGCTTGCGTGATTCTGCAACCGGACTTCTAGAATTTACACCATTGTCACCCTTTGACGGGGCAGGAGCTTTTTCTAAGTCTGCATTGTTTTGTGCAGGAGAGTTCTTGAATGATCCAGCGCCTTTAACGCTTGTCTCACCTTTGCTGTATGCATTAGATGGAGCTTTTGGTCCTGTTGGGTTAGATTCTGCACCACCGGAGAAATTAACTGGCTTAGAATCCATTCCAGCTTGACCTGAGTTAGCTGTTACTGTTGATCTATTTTGTACGCCGTTGTCGCCATGAGTTACAGAAACTTTCTTCAATGTGATAGCTTCCATCATAGCATCTTCTTCGTCCATAGCATAACCCATTTCATTCATATCATCGTCCATTTCGCCGTCCATGTCGCTGTCCATATCATCCATGTCGCCGTCCATTTTGCCTTCTTCACCATCAGACATGATATCTTCAAATTCAGCCATCAACTGGTCTAATTTGTCTTCAATATCAGCAACACGGTCTTCTAGTTCTTCTTCACCGCCCATGTCCATACCGTCATCTTCGATATCGATAATCTCGTCATCACCTTCATCGTCAAAGTCGATTTCTTCTTCGTCTTCACCTTCGATGACACCGGATTGTTCAGCAGTGATTTCATCCATCATTTGACCGACTTGGCCTCCCATGCCTTCTTCCATTTCATCGTGCATCATGTTCTCATAGATTTCGCGGCTTTTCTCAACTACGATATCGTGAAATAATGCACGGGCTTGTTCTTCATTCTCATTAATGATTAAATCAATGAGTGTTTCAAATTTTTTGTTATCCATTGTATGTTTCTCCTAAGTAATGGCTTTGTAGAGTTATTTAGTGAGTATATGGAAAAACAGCACAATAAGTGCTGTTTTTTTACGTTTTTGTTAAAACATATGATATTTTATGCAGGAGCAGCCGCGGCCTGTACACCATATTGTTCATGTACTTTTTTTAGATATTTTTGTTTTTCGTAGTTACGTACATCTAACATTTTTCTAAGTTTACGAATTTGTCTTAGTGTTAGTTTTGTTTTACGGCTTTCTTTCCATTTAGGTCTACTGTTGTCGCTTGCAACATCTTGATAGCCTTCTATAGCCGGGTCAAACATTTCCAATAATTTCATAATATATTATTTATCTTACATACCTGTTCCTGCAGGTGCGGGCATGCCTGCAGGCATATTACCAGCTTGGCCACCTGCTACAGGACCTGCAACTTCGGGTGCTTCTGCTCCAGTTTCTTGTGCGGCTGCTTCAACATCATCCGCAGTCTGTAAGTCAGTTTCCATATCACCTGCTGAAACACCAATATTACGTAAATCACTACCTTCAGGTTCAATACTTTGATCCTTGTTATGTTCTTCACGCCATAGTCTTTCATTTTTAGTAATTTCTTCTTCACTTAATCCCAAGAAACGTTCCATAGCAAAACGCTTACTAATATATGGTATTTGTTCCATACTTTGAAACACACTAACACGTGCATTATCTAATTCACTTTGACGGTAAGCCGCAAAGTTTTGAGGTGGATTAAATTCTAAAGTGAATAAACCACTGTCAATATTAAAGCCTCTCCAACGCAAGAATAATTTAAATTCTTCGTCTAATTTTTGGCTCATGTATTTTTGTAATCGTTCGCAATATTGATTGAAACGGAACTCTTGAATCATTGCAGTTCCAACACGACCGTCACTTAATGGAGTCGTATTGTCATCAGGACCAGTAGGTAAATATGAACTTGGAACACGTAGTCCACGTGCTAATCTATTGTTGAAATACTTCAAGTCATCAATCTCACCCAAATTCTGTCCACCAGGTAATACTTCAACACTTGAGCCACGACCATCAGCAGTAACTGGAAAGAAGTAATCCTCGTTCATACTTAATGGATTGTATGTAGCATCGACAATTGCTGAACCACCATGTGTTGAAGGAATACGTCTTTGATGAATTTCATTCTTGATGCGTTCAACGAATGCCATAGCTAAGTGACTTGGCATATTGCCAACATCAATCTTAAACATTCTACGCTCTGGTGCACGTTGTACACGATAAATCAATACCGCATCTTCAAGCAATTCTTTTTGCTTGTATACTTTAAAAATGTTTTCTAAAATACTTTGTCCAAAAGGCCAAAATCTATCTAGACCTTCAGTTAAACTTAAATGTACAACATGTTTAGCATCAATAGCACTTTCACTTTGACCTAATGTAAATCTTGAACCAGTTGTATTGTATGGCATAGAAGGAACAGTATAACCACCACTTCCGCCTCCGCCGCCTGTACCACCTAATCCAGTTGCAGGATTAGCCGCAAAATCTGTGTTTGTTTTTGTTGCTACTGTTAAGTTTTGTAAATTAATATTAATATCTTTAATAACATACTGTTCAGGCTTCTTACCTTCACTTTCATTAACAATAACCTTAATTACTTTAGTCATATCAATCCAGTATAACTTAAAGTTTTCTGGATCTCTAACAAATACTTGATCACCGTATTTTACAGTATTACGGAATATTTTAAATATACGTGTACCAAATTCGTTTAATTTAGTCCACTGTTGTAATTGTGTTTTTAGTAATTCAACTTCATGTGGTGTGGGGTCTTCTGAATATGATAGATTAAACGGGGTATCGTTATGCTCATTCTTTTGTGTACTAAACTCTGAAATGATATCTAAACATGCATTGATTTCAGCATCAACATCCATCATTTCATATTGATTATATCGTTCAATTCTATTTGGGTGACCTGTATAAACTTCTGGCAATCTACTCATGTAGTTTTTATAACCAAAATCACTATTATTCCATCCACCGGTGCTTGATCCATTTTGTCCTGGACTACCGTTCCATGCACCGGTATTACTATTGCCGCCGCCTATTGGACTTGAAATACCGCTTTTATTTGTGAATCGTTTTTTATATGACATAATATTATCTAGTATTTATCGTTAAACCCTTGAAGATTTTAATAACTTGTCAGAAATATTATTACCAGTTTCTAATGCAGAAAGCATTGCATCAAATTTATCTTCCATCATTCCAAACAACTCTTCCATAATTGGCATCAAGTTATCAGATTGTTTACTAGATGGTGTTGCAGTAGTTGTTGAAGATGCTGTGGGAAGGTCTTTCTTTACAACATCCTGCATTGATGCAGCAAAGTCAGGTATCTTGAAGTCAGGAATAACCAGCTCTTTTCCATGTAATGTTACCGGATACCCGGACATTGGGCCACTAAACACTCCACCGTTCATAGCTTGTTGAACCGGAGGACCTTTTGTGAACGTTCCCATATTTGAAGCATGTGCTGTTACTTTGCCTAATAATTCATTCTTTAAATAGTCACTACTTTTTCTAACATCTTTTCCTGCAACTTGACTTGTTGCTAATAAATTAGCATCAGCTTCTGACAAGGGGCCACTACCTAGACCCATATTAGCTTGCATTCTATTCTTAGATTTTTCCATGTACCAAGCAACAACTTGAGATGCAATTTTAGGGTCCATTACAGCATCAGGGTTCTTAACTAACGTATCATTACCAAAGATAGCCTGTGATGCAGCCGCATAATTATTTTTACCTGTTAATTGAATAAATCCACGACCTCTATACTTCCAACCATCACCGGCTTCTAAATTGCCCATACTTCTACCAATAGCAGTTCCTGATCCGTACATGAATTCACCCATGTTTTCTGGATTACTCTTGATCTTATTCAATTCTTCATCTGATTTACCTGCGGCACGTGAACCAAAAATTTGACGAATGCGTTCATTACTTGTCCTAGAATAATCAAGGTTTTCTGAGATGTTTTTACCACCTGTTTCCTTCATTACATTACCCAATGTAGCTTTAATGTAATTCTCATCGGTAATACCACGTTTTTTCAGTGATTCGACAATTGAAGCAAGATTAGATTTAACGTTCTGATCTTGGGGTGGTGCTACTGTGGCTCCACCGGTAGATCCACCACCGGTAGATCCACCACCACCGGTAGATCCGCCGCCTGATCCGCCACCACTAGCGGCACCGCCGGTCACACCTGTACGCATTACTCTACTCAATGCATCAACACTTTCTTTTAATGCATTTAATGATTCTACTAAAGTCTTAGTAGATTTTGTAGATTTTTCTTCAGAATCTAACTGTTCGTCTACTATTCGTTTGGCTTCAGGACTTTCAAATGCTTTTCCAGCAACACTCCCTACTGCTTCGCCTACTTTCTCTCCGCCTTTACTACCTAGCCAACCACCAATCGCCGCGCCAATTGCAGTGCCAACTACAGGGAAAATAGCAGTTCCAATTGCAGCGCCTGCTATTGCGCCGCCTACACCTCCTGCCGCTTGTCCAGTGCCTTTGCCAATAGCCGAACCCTTTTCTGTGGCAGTGTTAGCATTTTTTAGTCCTTCAGCGGCTGTCATTACTCCAGTACCAACTGATAATACACCTGCTAAAGGTCCTGCAAATTTACTTAATACTGATAACGCACCTGCTTTTGCACCACTTGCCGCGGCTGTTGATGCGGCACCTGTTGATGCGGCACCTGTTGCGGCTGTTGATGCGGCACCTGTTGCGGCTGTTGATGCGGCACCTGTTGCGGCTGTTGATGCGGCTGTTGATGCGGCACCTGCAAGTCTTCCTTCAGCTTGTACTAAGCTACTAAATCCGCCTACTTGTCGTTTGGCTTCGGATGCTGGCATACCTTGTGCCCGTAATGCATCGTATTTTGCTTTTTGATCAGTGGACATTCCAGTTGCAGGTTTTGGTCCTCCACTAGTTCCGCCAGCAGTGCCGGCACCGCCAGCGCCACCAACAGTTGGTTTTGCACCACGCCCGCGCCGATCCATCAATCCACCTAATGCTTTTGCACCTGCTAACCCTGCAAGTGCGGCAGCGGCTGCTAATGCCGCACCCATCAATGCTGTTGCGGCAATAGTTGTAGCGTTAAATCCATTCAACAAAGGATTTACAGATGCCAATAAATCATCTAATGCACCCTTTGCTTTTATCTCAGCTTCAGTTAATTTGTTTCTTGCAATTTGCGCAGGATCTTGTTCTGTCTTAGCACCAGTTTTTCCATCTTTTGGTGAACCTATATCTGCTGCCGCTTTTTGACCGGCCTTATCTATGTCTTTACCAACTTTACTCATAGCAAAGCCAACACCGTCACCAGCAAGACCAAAGGCTTTAGCAGTAGTTTCGCTATATGCACCTGCTTGGCTTAAACTCCTGATATTGTTTTGCACACCATTAGTATAATCTTTTTGGTACTCTAATGTTACATCTTGGCCATCTCTTAATTTTTGTAAGAATTTTGCCTGATCTATTCCTAAACGTTCTTGTACAGCGTTATCTTTGGTAACTGATTCAGTTGCAATTAATGATTGAACTGCTAAAACCTGTTGTTGGTCACCGGTTGCAATTGCAGCCTCTAAAAATTTCTGATTAGCCGCTACTTGGGCACGTAACTGTGCGGCTCTTGCTGTATCACCGGCTTTTTCTGCATCAGCCGCTTCTAATGATAATGATGATTGTTTAATTCTAAACTGAAATTGAGTTTGCTCAACTGCGATTTTGTCTTTTAATTCCTTAGTACTCTTACCAGTTAATGCACTTAATTGTAATAAATTTTCCGTGTATTCTAGTGATGCTCGTTTTAATGATCCATCACGTTTCATTTGTTCAGTAATTACAACACCACTAGCTTGTAAATTTCTAACATATTCACCTTGATTTTCAGCTAATTGTTCTTGCGAAACACCCAGTCGTTGAAATGCTTGACGTTGTTCACTGGTAACAGAAGTTAACTTAGCAAACTCTGCTACACCCTCACCTGCTGTGGCACCTAAACTTACTACACCTTTACCAGCAACCCCAACGGCTTTAGTAAACACTGAAAGATTTTCAGAGGTAAGACCCATGCTCCTACCCATTCTACGAACTTCTTCAGCACCAAATACACCTGCACTACCCATTTCAGATAATTCATCTGTTGCCTTTAATACATTATCTGCTTGCTTTAATGCCGCTCCTGCGGCCATGGTAACACCTTTTACCAATGCACCAACTGCCATTCCTACTATACCAAAGTTTTTACTTAAATTCCAAACAGCAGTTCCAGCCGAATCTATTCCGGAACCAAATTTACCAAAACCTTTTTCTGCACTTAAAAACGCTTTTCCTAATGAAACTACTGATGCTGTTGCCGCTGTTTCAGCTTTGGTTAGATTTTGTGTCGCAATTTCTGATTGTTTTTTTGCTTGTATTTCTGATTGAACAGCCGGGCTTAAATCATCGTATGCTTTTTGATTTTGAGCAAGTGTAGAATTCAATCTAGATGAATTACCGGTAAGGTTAGACATGACCATTGCCAGTTCATTCATGGATTCAATCAGTTGTCGATTTATTTCGTCTTGTGTCATAGTCTATACCAATAATTTTAGGGTGCTTTTGTTGCTAATAAATAGTTGCTATATATTTAGTATTGGGTGAAAACCCTTTTTTTATCAAGGAAAAACATGATCGCAACAAACAACCCATTAAAGCAGTATTTTCGTAGACCGGCAATTTATTTAAGATTGCCCAGCGGTGGAACGGGATATCCCCCTGGAGTAGTTGATTTACCTGAGTCAGGTGAATTGCCAATATATCCAATGACTGCAATTGATGAAATTACAAGTAAAACACCAGACGCATTGTTTAGTGGAACTGCAATTGTAGAATTAATTAAAAGTTGTATACCTGATATAAAGGACCCTTGGTCTATCAATAGTACAGATTTAGATGCTATCTTAGTAGCTATTAAATCAGCAACACAAGGAAATGATTTTGAAATTGAATCATCTTGTACAGCTTGTGGTGAGGCTGCGACATATGGTGTTAATCTAATAGGAATCCTAACAGGATTGAAACCCGGAGACTATTCTAAAGAATTAGAAATTGGTGATTTGAAAATTAAATTCAGACCTTTATTGTATAAAGAAATGAATGATGCAGCCAAAACACAATTCGAGATTCAAAAGATATTTTCTAACTTAGAAGAATTACCCGAAGAGGAAAGAAATACAAAAACTCAAGAAGCTATAAAAAGTATAACTGAGATTACCATGCAATTGTTATCAAAAACAATTGAGTATATTGAAACTCCTGGATCACAAGTTGCAGAAAAAGCATTTATTTTAGATTTTTTGCATAATTGCGATAAGAACTCATATATCACAATTCGTGACTATCACGCAAAACTAAAAGAACAAACTGATATTAAACCATTAAAAATTAAATGCATACACTGTCAAGTAGAATATGAACAACCATTCATATTGAATGCATCTGATTTTTTCGGATGAGGCTTCTACACCTTGACCACGAGGGTGTAAGTAAGCTGATAGACGGAATGGAAAAAGAATGTATTGAGTTAAAGAGAAGTGCTTTATCTTTAACTTGGTACATGCGTGGTGGCGTTTCATATGAAGATGTACTAAACATGTCCATTGAGGAAAGAAAACTCATCAATGAACTAATAGAAGAAAATCTTGAAACAACTAAGAAAACGCAATTGCCATTCTTTTAATACGTGGTATAATAGACGCAAATATTCATTTATACTTCATTCGGGTTCACTTATAAAGACAAACTTCGTTTGTCTAAGAACTCACTTCGTTCGTTCTTACTTTTACGGTTATATATTGTTTTTAAATTATATTTTATAAAAGATATATTGCCGCTTGGAGAGCCATGGTAGTGCTATTCAGCACTACCAGTGGTAAAGGGAATTTGCCATGCCCATCGTCCATTGTTATCTTTTCCCCGTTTAATTGCCTATTTCTGACACTAAACGCTACCGGTTGCTCTGTAAAGTTTACGGGACTGTAGTGAAGCTAATGTTTTTAACAATTCTTCAGCAACGCACATTCTATAACTTAAAGATAAAGTTGTTATAGACTTGTTGAAGGTTCGCTTTGTCGATTGCCTTCTCGGTATACCCATGAATATTACTATTCATGCTTGCTCCAGATCCGTCAGCACAGCACAATCTGTACAAACTCAAGGAGGACTGTCAAACACAGTCAGCGAATTTTTATATATTAATAGTTAAAAGTTTGTTTTCAATTGATTTTGACGTGGTGTCTGTTGAGCCTGAATATGTTTTCAGAAGATTTGTATTGAAATTAAAGAAACTGTCAAATTCCATTATGATCCAATCACCGTGTTTAACCGATGTGTAATACATGAAATTGTCAGTCACCCATGTTAGTTTGCTTTGTACTGCAACATAGCGACCCTTACGATTAAACTTCATAAAAAGAACGTTTAAATCTTCGGGATCGGCTACATCCATGAGTTGTTCTAGCCAGCCATCAATTACTTTGCATTCACCTGAAAGTAATAAATGAAACGGAAAATCAGCATAGAATTTACATTCAACATTTAATTTAGAAAAAGTTTCTCCGGGAACAATATCCCCTTTAAAACTTCTAATCTGCCCTTCATGTAAGAATTCCGTTCTTGATTGATTTTTACCACCCACATAAGCACCTGATCCAGGAGCACGGATAAAACTTTCTCCGTACTTCTCTGATAGATATTTTGCGATTTCTCGTTCGAAACCTGAACCTTTTGCTTTTTGTGGACTTGGCATACTCATACTTATCTGTTATTTCAAATATAAAATTATTCTATATCTACTGCGGTACTGTATGTTGTAAAGCCGTTTTCTTTAATTACTTTTAGAACACTGGGTACACGACCTGCTAATTCTTCTCTATGGCTAACTAACCAAATAGATTTATGTCTTCTACGAGACATGTCTTTAAGAATCGCAATAGCATTTTCAACACCCATAGTGTCTAATCCGCTATCAATTAATTCATCAATAAACAATGTATTGATTGGGCTATATAAGTTTTCCCAAACATCACGGAAAGCAAAACTCAAGCCTAAGATTAAACGATTACGTTCACCACGACTTAAATTATCAAAGTCAAGTTCACGACCCAATTCAGTAATTTCTACTTCTAGGTCATTTTTAAATACAACTTGATGAGGCAATCCAATACTATCTAAGTAATGAGTTAAACGTGCATTCAAGTATGACAAATTCTGGTCAATAATCTTTTTACGAACAAAACTATCTTTACTTGTTAGTACATCTAACAAGAATTTTTGATGTTCCATTGTTTTTGTTAGCTTGTTAATAGTATCAAAATCAGTAGATTGTAAAGCATTCTTTTCCATCTCAACAACTTGTTCATTGTATGGGTCAGATTCAGCAGCCTTTGTTTCAATGTTATGTAACAAACCAGATACTTTACTGCGATGCTCAATTGCTTGTGCTTCGGTGTCATAATGTGTATTTGGCATAGTACCCACTTCAACTTCAGTCAATTCTATAAGTTGTTCTGCGTATGGGTCAACTTCTTGTTCTTTTTCAAGAATTTTTGTACGAATATTTTCTGCTTCACTACCATGACGTATTGCTTCTGCTTCTGTTTTGTAATGTGTCTTTGGTTTTTTATCTGCAACAATGATAACTTTATCTTTTTGTTCGTTCCATTGTTTAAGTAAAGACGTTACATGAACATTTGCTTCAATCAACATATGTTCTTTATCTTGTAATACTTTGGTATGTTGTTCATCGTGAAAATCTTGTCCACAAGCATAACAAGTATGGTCACGTAGTGTAGCGACCTCTGTTTTAAGTTTTATGATTAACTTATTTTCTTTGTCAATATCTTTTTGTAAACGTGCAAGTTCTTTATCACGTTCAGCCAACTCAACAGTTTTAATATTATATTCGGCTAAGGCTCTATGTGCTGATATTTCTTCAACAATGTCAATGTGTTGCATTTTAAATATAGCATGTTCTAAATCACCTATATCTTTTTCTTGTTTTTGTTTCCAAGCAACTTGTCTAGATAATAATGCATTGTATGTGTCTTGTTGTTTTTTCTTTTGATTCCAAATTACTAATTCTTTGTGCGCTACTAATTCACTGTCAATGTCAATTTTTGAAAGTTCATCATATTGTGCCACTAATACAGCCAAATCACTTTCGTGTTTTTTACTCCATAGTACTTGTCTACGTTTTAAACTTTCAATTTGTTCTTTCACTCTTTTATTGGCTTCTTCTACTGCCTTAACTTTAAATTCTTCTTGTTGAATACTATCTTTGGTATTCTTCAACATTGTTTTAATAATTTCAGCTTTTTCAGATAATAGTGTAATACCCAATAATTGTTCAATAATTTCACGTTGTTCATTTGCCTTTAATGACAAGAATGGTTCACTGTACGTATTCAATGCTACAATATGTCTAAACATACTACTAGACATATTCAGTACGCGGTCAATTGCTTGTTGAGTTTCTTTATTCTCACCCTGAGCATCATCTAAAGTTTTTTGTAAATCATTGTTCACATAGAACCGTAGGATATTTGGTTTACGACCTCGTTCAATTTTATATTCAATGCCATGCACACTAAACTCAAGTGTGACCATCATGCCCTTTCCATTTGTACGATTAACTAAATTATCTTTTCTAATTGAGTTAATGGGTACACCAAACAATGCATAGCTAAGTCCTTGAATAAGACTAGTTTTACCCGTACCGTTACGTGCGCCGTCGCTACCTAAATCTAAGTTCTCACCTAGAATAAGTGTTAATTCTTTTTTGTCAAAGTCAACTGCCTGTGTTACTTGTCCAATAGATAGGAAATTACGTAATGTAATATTTTTTAGTATAATCATATTTTAAAATTTAGAGAACCATTCAACTACTTGGTCATAGTTTGTAAAAACAGTACGTTTATAATCAGGTAGTTTTTCAGTACGATGTTCAATCGTTACATTATATAGGTTTAATGCAGGTATATCAAAAGGAAAGGACATGTCCTCATAATACAATGTGTAATTTTCGTAGGGTGTAGAATATTCATTCCATAAATAATCTTCATTTTCTTTTCTACGCATAAATTTAACAACATTCTTAAAATCTATTTCTATTTGCTGTTTGGTAAAATCATAAAATGATTCAACGTCTTGAGTTGGTCCGTCTTTTTCTATATTACGAAAATTATTACCAATATGATATATAGCCACTTCACTTAAAAATTGTTCACATTTATTTTTTCTAGTACATCTAAACACAAAGGGATTATTATATCTATCCAGTTCTTTTAATTTTTCAAACAGGTGTGTGTTTAATAGTAACTTGTGATTAGGCAAATTATTCCAAGTATGTTGACCGTTTACTATTTCAGCTACTAAATTATCTACAAAACAGAAATCCCGATTTAATATATCAGCTAGGTATTTTGTCACACTAGTGCTACCTGAACGGGGCTCCCTAAACATCCATATATCTCTCATAATTTATTTTAATTTTCTAAAAAAACTGTCTTTGGCTAACGTTTCAGCCTTCAGTGTTCGTTCTAGTATACCTTCTAATTTGAGTTTAACACTGATTAAACTCTTTTGTTCTCTTAAGCTACCTAAATAAGAATGAGTATTAGTTAACTCAGATAAAGCAATGCCCAAATATTTGTTTACTTTTATCAAAGATTCTAATTCTCTAACTTCTTTGGGTATCTTCATAGATTGTTATAAATTTCTAATAGAATCTTTTTATCAAAGGTTGTGCTTTCAATGCTATTGATTTGATCAATAACAATCTGGTCAACAGATTCGAATTTAAGTCCGTCGTTCCCTTGTTGTTCTACTTGTTCAACTTTCATAGGTATCAATGTCATTTCACGCAATTTATGTTCTGGAATAAAAGTTTCACGTAAGAAGTTAGCTTCTTCATATGAAATATCAATATCAAGATGTACTCTAACATGACTATCAATTAACAACAATCCTTCGGGATTTTCTAAGATATCACTAAGTTTATGTAATCTAAAAATAGGTTGTCTTGGCCATGAATGAAATACAGGATCTTGACCCCATTCTAATATCATCATGCCACGTGCATCATCACCGGCATCAGCATAGTTATGCGGGAACGCATTTCCGATATACCAAACATTCTTGCTTGCCTGACGTTTATGAAAGTGACCACTAAACACTTGATCAAATTGTTTCATATGATTAGTAGATATCTCCCCGTGATCGGGCATCTCTACCATTGCATTCATATAGAAGTGTGGTAATTCAAAATGACCAAACAAATACTTGCCTGACATTTTTTGAACTTTTTTGTAATCATCACCTACTAACCAAGGAGCAATACAAACATCACCTTCGTCAAAAAAATCGTTTATGATTCTAACATTGGGTAAATGTTTAGCCCACTCAACACTATGAATATCTCGGCGATCACGATAATAAAGATCGTGATTACCTGGGATAAAATACACTTGATCAAACGCCGCACTTAATTTTTCTAATGCCTGCAGTCCAAACTGTAATGTATGAATGTTAATACTTGCACGATGATGATTATAATCACCCAGAAAGAAACAGGTTTCGCAATTTTCTGATTTTGCTTTGGTAATAAACCAATCAACAAAATTAGCACAATCTTGATTGTGTACTAAACTGTTTGATTTTAAACCAAAATGAATGTCAGTAAAAACTGCGGCTTTTTTAAATAGGTTACTCATGTGTTTATTGTATAGGGAGAGGGACTACTTTAGCAATCCCTCTGGTTAAATTATTCTTCGTAAACCATTGCCCCGCCAGAGCCAGAACCTTGGCGTGACCAACTCGGATTGAGTCCGTTGATTTCTAAAATATCATCACGGATGTTTTGGTTGCGCTTTTCGGTATTAAGTACTCGGCAAAAACTATTAGTAATTGCGGCAGTGTAGTATGCAAATGGGTTAGCCGATTTTGCTTCATTGAAACGTAATCCAACATAGGTAAGTTGAAGAATGGCGCTGTTACGCATTTCATCATTGTAAGTATACCCACGCCAATTAAATTTCATCGCATATTTTTCACACATCATAATATACATACGGGCAAGTTTATTTGTAATTTGTCCATGATCTTTGCTAAATGAACCATTTTCTAGATCACCATTCCAATGACTTTTCCCTACACAATAGAATGTATTGTTACTATCAATTTTGTAATGTTGGAATGGTGGAAAATTAACTTTGACATGAACCATATCGTCAACTTCTGCTTTGGTTGTTACATCTTCTAGATCGGCAAAAATTTCATCGGGGTCAACTTCTTCAAATTCAAAAATATCTTTTGCTGTTTTCTTTTTAACTGTTTTGCGTGGTTGTTTTGGTGCAACCGGAATATGATCCCAAGTCATTATGCGAAACACTAAATCAGTAGTTGGTATACTTGTAGGGTCGGTTGTTCCCTTAGGTAACTCTAATTCTATATCTAATCTTAACGCTCTGGTTTCTCTTGCTTGCTGAATAGTTTCAGGTTTAAAAGCATATTCTAAACTATGTTCCATAGTATCTTGTGGCATATCAACAATGAAATCATATCTATGATATTCAGGCTTTGAAAAATAGCAGTAAGTTGTTTTGCTTTCGTGTATCTCTTTTAAGATATCTTTGTTGTTTAAGTAATTTACAGGTTTTCTTGATGGTAAACTCATGGGGTCCTTGTTGTTATCATACTGGTCATTTTAACACTTTTGTATTAGAAAATGCAATAGATTTTGGATGAAGAGGGTAAATATAGCACTTTTATTTAGCGATAAATATAAGCAAGGATAACAATATATTATGCCAGCATGGACCCCCAGAGATTTAGCTAATCAAAGTTTTGTGGTATCGCAACTGTCACCAAAAGACAGAAGTTATGCATTAAACACTGTTACACGTGAGTTAGATAGTGCCCAACCACGATTGGCTCAACAAGAAGCAGAACTGGCTGCGGCTGACGCGGCTTATAATAATAGACCTGACCGTCGAGTAATTAGAGAATTATTAGCTAAAGCACAAGATCAAACATTGTCGCAAACAGAAAGAGATGCCTCTGCCGCAGAAGCCGCTAAATTACAAGATGAAAGAGAAAGACTTTCTGCGGCAGCAGACCAAGCGCTCCAAAAAGTTGAAAGAACAAGAGAATATGTTAATAACTTAACTGCTGGTCAAAGTAACCTATTGCAGGCAGGCGCAGTACCGCCCGGAGAAAATCTGTTTGCGGCACCTCCAGGGTATGAAGAAAGAAACGCACCGGCTGCCCAAGTACCTGATAGTCAAAATCCTAATCCAGTTCCAACGGCTGCAACTACGTTACCAGATAATGCAGTCCCACCGGCAACAGGTGAAGCTACACAAGATCAAGCAAACGAAATCAATGCGGCATTAAGAGCAGAAGAACAACTTCAAGTTGAAACTGAATTAGGTGCTACTGAAAACGAAGCTAATTTACTTATTAAAGCACAACGAGAAGCTGACCAATTAGAATATGAAACTCAATTAGGTGCTACCGAAGGCGAAGCTAATTTACTTATTAAAGCACAGCAAGAAGCTGACCAATTAGAATATGAAACTCAATTAGGTGCTACCGAAAGCGAGGCTAATTTACTTATTAAAGCACAACGAGAAGCTGATGCAAATGAGTTTTCATTGGGTGCAACACAAGCAGAAGCTGATGTCATCAATGAACAAAAACAAGTTAGTGATTTTGAATCAGGATTAGGAGCTGCCGGTGCAACACAAGCAGAAGCCGATGCTATAAATAATGCATTGGCTAGCGCGGGTGGCGGAGCTAATAGAGGGTTATCAGGACCGTTAGCAAAGACTCGGGGTGCAGCTACAAACCAAGATGCAAGTAATTTTCAACAAAAACAAGATTGGCGAGTAAGACTAAGTTTAGCTCCTGGTTCAACATATCTATATAATAATAAAGGTAATGAAGGGATATTATTACCGTTAGCACAAACTGATGGAGTTATATTCCCGTACACACCTGCAGTTTCTGTTGCGTACAGTGCTTCATATGATAATACAGAGTTGACACATAGTAATTATAAATTTTTCTCCTATAGAGCCAGTTCAGTAGACAGTATATCAATTACGTGTGATTTTACTGCACAGGATACTTTTGAAGCTAACTATTTGTTAGCAGTTATTCATTTCTTTAGATCAGTTACAAAAATGTTTTATGGACAAGATCAAAACCCCAAACCAGGAACACCCCCTCCTTTGTGTTATTTAACCGGATTGGGTGCCTTTCAGTTTGATGCTCATCCATTAGCAATTACTGGTTTTACTTATAGTTTACCAACAGATGTTGATTATATACGTGCAGGTGTGCCGACTACACAACCAGGTGTTAACAAAGGAGCCGCTATTCCTCCCACAGGATCATCTGGGGCAACTAATAGTAGATTACAAAGTTCTGGATTGCAACCAGGGGCACTAGCACCTCCGGTGTACTTTACGGAGAATGCAGGAACAAAAGAACCTACATATGTTCCGACTAAAATTCAAATGGCAATAACAGCAGTACCTATTGTAACAAGAAATGATATTAGTAACCAATTTAGTTTAAGAGAATATGGAACTGGTAAGTTATTAAGAGGAAGTAGAAATCGCAATGGCGGAGGAATTTGGTAATGGCAAGTAATAGTTTTTATCCGGCAACAAGCCCATATTATAACACGGATGTAGTTAATGATAAATTTTTAGATGTTATGATAAACAGGTCTATACCTATGCAACCATCAGACATATATTGGGAAATAACACCAGTTTATGAGTATAGACCTGATTTGCTAGCATTTGACTTGTATGCAGACAGTAGATTATGGTGGGTGTTTGCAAGTAGAAATCCTAATAGATTAAAAGATCCTTATTTTGATTTTGTTACGGGTGTGGGTATATATTTGCCCAAAGCAGAATTGCTTAATCAATTACTGGGACTATAAATGGCAACGGATCAAATATCTCAACAGAACAGAACCTATATTGCATCAGGCGGAATAGATGATGATTCCGGCACTGTGCAACGATTCGATGACGGATCTAGTATACAAACATTTGATGATGGTTCTACTATTGTTATTGATAATGAAGGTGCAATTAGTTCTACTCCTATACCACCTGAATATAGTAATGCAGGCACTACTCAAGCAGGAAAATCAGGTACACGATCAGCTAAAAATAAAAGACCTAAACCAGGCAAGAGACTTCAAAATCCTTTAGGTAATTTTAGTAGTTATACATATCAGATATCATTGTATATGATAACTCCTGAAGCATATAACACTTTTGTTCAATCAGGTAGAAAAAATATATCAGCCTTTCAAGGAGTAGACAATACTAGTAAAGGTGCATTTTTAATCGCACAAAGCGGAGGTATTAATAACTCTACTACTAAACGTGCTCCTGAATTTGATTTAGATTTTTATATTGATGATTTAAAAATAAAAGCAGTAATTACCGGTAAAGAAACTTTAACAGCAACTAATATTGAAGAAATAAATTTCAATATATATGAACCTTATGGATTTTCTTTTTTAACTAGATTACGAAGGGCATTGGATGCGTTAAATCAATCACCTCCTAGTAATGCAAATGCTGCCAATGGTGTAGATGAAGAAGGTAGAAATGTTGGTATTGAAGTTCGTGCTGAAGATGGTACACTTTCTCAATCACGCCGAAATCCTGAAACAGGAGAACTTTATAATCCGGCAGTTGAATCAACTACTGGAACTCCTAATTCATCATCGGGAGGAAAAACTAGTCCACTATCAGCACAATCACAAAACCCCTCACGTCAATTTTTTATATTAGGAATACGTTTTCAAGGGTATGATAGAAATGGTAAATTAATTAGTACAAAAGACCAGTCAGGATATAATGCTGACCCTACGGGAAATGCAAATGGTGTATACGAAAGATTTTTTGATATTAAGATTCAAGAATTAAAATTTAAAATTGATGGTAGAATGGTTGTATATCAATGTACTGCGGTTGTTCCTAAAGTCAGTGAAGCAATGGGAACAAAACGAGGAATTATTGATAATGGTGTAACCATTGTAGGCGGAACAGTAAACGATGCATTTTTGGGGGAGACAGAAGGTAATATTGGAATGTTTACTAAATTAAATAATGATCAAAAGAAATTAAAAACACAAGGATCAATTAATATACCTAATGAATTTACAGTTACATACTTAGGAAATACTGAAATAACCGTTGGTGGTGCAAGTATTGTTAGTCCTGCCGATCTTGATAAGTTAAAATGGAAAATGACAAATGCAAAAACAACTACTGAAGTTAATGTAAAAACAGAAGAAAAAAGTACAGTTGATAATACTAAAAGACAGATCACTATTAGACGCGGTGTTCCTATATTACAAGCAATACAACAAATAATTTCACAAAGTTCTTTTTTAGAAGCGGCATTAAACAAAGTTTATACTACTGTTGAAGAACCTGATACACAAGGCGAAGATGATGAAACTGTAAACTCTGATGAAAATACTATTTCTTGGTATAATGTAAGTCCTGAAATAACAATTTTAGGATGGGATGATTTAACAGGTGATTATGCATACAGAATTAATTATGTTATACAACCTTATTCTACCCCAATAGTAAATAGCCCGTATGTAAAAAGGACTCCTAAATATTATGGTCCACATAAAAGATATGATTATTGGTTTACTGGAAAAAATAGTGAAGTATTAAAGTATGAACAAACATTTGATAATGCATATTTTACAGTTGCGATTGATCCGGGAAATAGCAAGCAAGCATCTGGCGGAGAACAACAAGTTCCTACCATAGCAAATAAACAACAAAATCAACCTAAACAAGGAGCATTGAATTTAGGCAGAGAAGCACAAAATTCATACATGACTAGTTTATTTGATCCAGGTGCATATGCTGAAGCCAAAATTTCAATATTAGGAGATCCTGATTTTTTAATGACCACTTCAGCAAGTAGTGTACAAGCTGTGTATGATCAATTCTATGGACCTGATGGGTATACTATTAACCCAAATGGGGGTCAAACATTTATTGAAATAAATTTTAAGGAACCACAAGATTATAATAATAAAGATGGTTTATTAAGCATTAATGAATCTATATTATTTTATCCTTATCCTGATGAAGTTAGAAAAGATATTGATTCTCGCGGTGGTGGAATAAGTTATTTGGTAAAAACAGTCACTAGTAGTTTTAAGGGTGGTAAATTTGAGCAAGACCTTGAATTAGTAATTAATACGTTTGCTTCATTAACTAATACTCCTACAAATGAAGGAGCAAGACCCCAAGCTACAAACAGCGTTGCAGCCGCAACCACTACTACTACTGCTGACCCTGCTAATATATCAGCCGCTGTCGCAACTAGAACAGGGGTTACATTAAATTCTACAGCCGGCGCCGGACGAGGTGGACGAGGAGGCCCAACAGCCGCAGAACTTGCTGCCTATCAAGTAAGCCAAGGAAAAGGCTTTCAACAATCACCACCTATAACTAATGCAACAGGTAATGTAACAGGTGGAGGAGCCGCATTTGGCAATCCAAATTTAGCAAGACAAGCTAATAAAGCTAGGAACAATCAAGCACAACAAGGTACTAAAACAATACCTACAAAAACTGGACAAGTTCAAGATGATGACGGCGGAACTGGTACATATGTTGCGGCGTAATAGATTTTAATTATTTTTAATATATGGAAAATTATTTTAAACCAATAGGTACAACTAAAGAAAGCGAACCTAATGCAGGTGGAGGAGCAGTACGTTCTGAACCAGTATTAGCAGTAGTTAAAAACAACATTGATCCTACAAGGGGCGGAAGGTTACAAGTTTATATTGCAGACTTTGGAGCACCTGATCCCGATGATAGTTCAAGTTGGGTTACTGTTGGTATGATGGTGCCCTTCTTTGGTGCTACTCAAGGCAGCGGCGGTTCAGAAGGCTACGGCAGTTACACACAAAATCCAAGTTCATATGGTATGTGGTACAGTCCACCGGACATAGGAAGTACAGTAATTTGCATTTTTATTAACGGTGACATGAGTTATGGTTATTATATTGGTGCAGTACCTAAACCAGAAGTATTGCAAATGGTTCCTGCTATTGGTGCAACAGACAATGTTACATTAAATGAGGGTGAAGCAGAGAGTTACGGTGGTGCCACTGTACTTCCTGTAACTAATTTAAACACTGATAATTCAACAATAGCAGATGGTGCAGAATTTTTAACTGAAGCAAAACCTGTACATAGCTATCTTGCATCAATATATTCACAGCAAGGTTTAATTCGTGATACTGTTCGCGGTCCAATTACAAGTAGCGCCCAGCGTGAAAGCCCATCACGTGTTGGCTGGGGTGTAAGTACTCCGGGTAGACCTATCTTTGAAGGTGGATTTACTGATGAAAATATTGTTGATCAATTAGATGGAAACACACAGGGTGATATATATGGTTTAAAAGTAATTTCTCGCCGAGGTGGTCACAGCATTGTTATGGATGACGGTGATATTACTGGGCAAGATCAATTAGTACGAATAAGAACTGCATTAGGTCACCAAATTCTAATGAGTGACAACGGGCAATGCTTACACATTATACATAGTAATGGTCAAAGTTGGATTGAGTTAGGTAAAGAAGGTACTATAGATATGTACTCAACTAATTCAGTTAATATAAGAACACAGGGTGATTTAAATTTACATGCAGATAACAATATTAACATCAATGCAAAAAAAGATTTAAACATTGCCGCAGATAACATAAAAATAACTTCAGAGAAAAATTTTAGTTTTAAAGCTGGGGCAAACTTTAACGGTTATGCTATGGGAACGTATACGGTAAAAGTTAATGGTTCAATGAGTATGTATTCAGAAGCCGAAGGCTCATATGCAAGTAGCGGAACAATGTATGTAAATGGTGCTGTAGTTAATTTAAATACCGGCTCAAGTTCAACTGTAGCGGCTGAAGTGCCACCTATTCCTGTAGTTGCACACACTGATACATTATTTGATAGTGTAAAAGGTTATGCAGCAGCACCTGGAAAACTTTTAAGTATTGTCAGTAGAGCACCGGCACATGCACCGTGGGCTAGTGCAGGACAAGGAGTAGATGTTAAAGTTTCTACTAATGCAAGTAGTGAATTACCAAAACCACCTAGTAGTGAAGTAGCACAAGCAAACAAAACGACAGCAGGAACTCCTAACAATCCAACAAGTCCTGCAGTGGCAGCTACTGTTCCCCCTAGTGCTGAAGTAAGTCCGGCTATTGACAAAAATGTAACAGCCGCTATGGTAAGTGGGGTGGCATCACAAGCCGCCGCAACAGTACCTAATTTAAGTAGTCTGGGAGCAACTACTATAACAAATGCAACGGGACAATTAACTGCCGCAGTAGGTGCTTTAGCACAGACTCCTGCACAATTAGAAATTAGTAATGTATTAAAACCCGGATCTTCTACATTGATTAATGGATTGATTCAAGGTGGGGCTAATGTACAATCTGCAATGACAAGCAATTTGTTTAAAGGCGCTCCAGGAGCATCAAACTTAAATTCTTTAGTTCAAAATACTACAGCACAAGTAACAAGTCAGGTTGCTAACTTTACACAGGCACAAGCAGGTCTTACTAAAATAGGATTAATGACTGGTAATGAAGCACCTGGACAAATTGCAGGAATTATTACTGCAGGATCACAAATTGGATTGAGTGCCACAACAGATTTTGTTAAAAATGCTGGCGCCGCACTAACAGCCGGAGCAGGATCACTCGCAAGTGCTGTTTCTGGGGCAGGCAGTGCAATATCAGGTGCTATGTCAGCCGGTGGTTTCGCCGCAAATATGGCAACATCTATTACAGGTGGATTAAGTTCTATCGCTACATCATTAGATGGAATGTCAAAGGTAGCAGGTGCAGGTGTAAGTGGGTTGCTTGATAGTGCAAAAGGAATTTCCGGATCTGCGTTTTCTGCAATTACCGCATCGTTCAAAGCATTTACCCCCGGCATACCGCAAAATTTAACAGCAATTGCTGAAAAGAACGCAAAAGCTGCCGCAGCCTCAGAAGCATCTTCGGGTGCAAATGCGGGACAACAGCTTGCTAGTGCAATATCTAATGCACCTGCAGGTTTAGCCGCGGCAGCAGGTGGATTAGCAAGTGGATTAGCAGGTGGATTAGAAAATTCAGTTGGTGCAGTTAGAAATGCATTAGGTGGAATTACTGGTGCAACTAGCGGCGGTCTTTCTTCTATTGCAGGTGCAGCAGCCTCACTAACCAACTCAATATCGTCAGTCACTAGTGCAGCCGGTGTGACTTCGGTTACTTCTGCGTTAGGAACTGCATCTGCTATTAGTGGTACAATTTCTAGACTAACATCTAGTATTCCATCAAGTATACCCGGTCTTGCAAGTGGAGTAAATTCTTTACCCGGCGGAGTTAGTGCAATATCTTCTGTTGTCAATAATGCTACCGGAGCACTTAATAATGTTCCTGGATTGGGTGCAGTATCAGCATTAGTAAAAAACACTTCATCATCAATATTAAATGGTGTATCAGGATCAGCTACTGCATTAAGTTCTTTAGCAGGACCTTCTGCAGGAGCTTTAGGTGGTCTGATAAATCAAGCAACAGCTGGATTAGGTAGTTTGGGTAGTTTGGGTAGTTTGGGTAGTTTGGGTAGTCTAGGTGGGGTAGATGTTGCTGGACTTGCACAAAAAGTAGCAGCCGGAACATCTTCTTTAACTTCTTTAGCTTCTACAGGATTATCTCCTGGTGCGGCTGCATCACTAGCGGCAGCGTTTAATTCATTAAATTCAGGTGGCTCGTTGCCTATAAAGTTACCCACAGTGGCTGCAAATACTACAGATAGAAGCGAATTAACTTCTCAAATTGCATCAGTACTTGGAAGTCCAAAGATACCTGCTCCAAATTTTAGTGGAGGCATTTCAAGTGGTGCAAGGGCTCAAGTATCACGATTAGATGATTTACTTAAACAACAACAAAAGCTAGTAGTTGAAAAAGAAGAACAGAGTAAAGTTGTCAATACTGCCCGAAGAGCGTTTCTTGAGGCAAAAAATAATCTTCCAGAAGGTGACCCGCAACTTGAAGAAGCAAAAGTCGCTTATATTGCGGAAGTAAATAAATTTTCTGCAATAACTAAAAAGATAAGCGATATAGCTAACCAAGCATAAGACTAAATATATCATGCCTACATACATCGGATTTAGTACAATTAATGCAAATAAACCAAGATCCACTGACCTTAATGCAGGGGCAGACGGAGGGACTGGTTCTATAACACAACCTGTAATTTTTGGTAAAAAATTTAGAATTGTTGACACACAATTAGTAATCCAAGATTTCTTAAATGCTTTGAATATACAACAAGGCGAAAAAGTAGGGAATCCGGGATACGGAACAACACTATGGAGTTTTGTATTTGAACCAAATACAGCAGATGTACAGTTTCAATTAGAAAATGAAATACGTAGGGTTGCAAGTTTAGATCCCAGAATGATATTAAATTCTGTAAAGGCTTTTCCGCAGGATAACGGAATATTACTTGAAGTTGAAATGGCTATTGCCCCATTCAATGATGCATTTCAATTGTCAGTTTTCTTTAATAACGCAACAAATACCGCAGTATTGCAGTAACCCTAAAAATCCAGTGTTTTCAGGTATGATAAATACATGAAAGAGAACACGATCCATGGCTACAAGTTCAAGACAATCAGCAATATTCGGCGTAAATGACTGGAAAGCCATTTACCAAACTTTCCGTGAAGCCGACTTTAAGAGTTATGATTATGAAACCCTTCGTAAAAGTTTCATAGATTACTTACGTATATACTACCCTGAAACATATAACGATTATATTGAGAGTGCAGAATTTATTGCATTGCTTGATGTTATGGCATATATGGGACAAGGTCTTGCTTTCCGTAATGATTTAAATGCACGTGAAAATTTTATCGATACTGCTGAACGTAGAGATAGTGTTATAAAATTAGCAAATCTAGTTAGCTATACACCAAAAAGAAATCTTGCTGGTCAGGGTTATCTTAAAATTAATAGTGTACAAACTACACAAAACATTACAGATTTAAATGGATTTAATTTAAGTAATGTTCCTGTTTTGTGGAACGATCCTGCTAACCCAAATTGGTTAGAGCAGTTCAATACAGTAATAAATGCATCATTAGTTGATGTTCAACGAATAGGTCGCCCAGCAAATTCAGCACAAATTTTAGGGGTAAAAACTGATGAATATACTATGCAGATTCCTGCTAATAGTATACCTGTAGTTCCTTTCAATTCTAGTGTTGATGGAATAAACATGAATTTTGAATTAGTTAGTGTAACTAGTGTTGGTGAAGATTATGTATATGAGATTCCTCCGCAACCAACAAATAGATTTAACATGCTATATCGTAATGATAAATTGGGATACGGTAGTCCAAATACAGGATTTTTCTTTTACTTTAAACAAGGTTCGTTACAAACGTTTGATTTTAATTTAGCACAACAAATTTCAAATCAAGTAGTTGATATTGATATTCAAGGTATTAATAATACTGATACATGGTTATCTCAATTGACTGCAAATAATGGATTGATTGGTCTATGGAAACAAGTTGATAACATTTATGCTAATGCATATCTACAAACTGAAACTAGTTTTAAAAAGATTTTCTCTGTTAATAGTAGATTTAATGACCAAGTTAGTTATGTATTTGGTGACGGGGTGTTCAGTGAAATTCCAGTTGGTTCATTTAGAGCATATGTTCGTGCAGGCAACGCACTAACTTATGTAATTCAACCTACTGAAATGCAAGGCATTTCAATTTCATTTAGTTACATTAGTCGAGTTGGTCGTCAAGAAACATTGACTGTTGGATTGTCATTAACAACTCCTGTTTCAAATGCTCAAGCACGTGAAACATTAGCTAATATTAAACAACGTGCTCCAACTCGTTACTACACACAAAATCGTATGGTTAACGGGGAAGATTATAATAACTTTCCGTATACACTTTATAGTTCTATTATAAAGAGTAAAGCAATTAATAGAAGTAGTGTTGGTGTATCACGTAATTTAGATTTGTTAGACCCAACAGGAAAATATTCAAGTACAAATACTTTTGCAGATGATGGCGCGGTATACTTAGACACAAATAATGGTTTTTCAATATTAACTATTAATAGTTCAGGTGATATCATTACCTTCTTATCTGACACACTAGCAGCCATACTTGCTGATAATCGTTCAATTCAATATTATATACAAAACTATACTAGATATAATGTTAATCAAGCATCAGGTGATGGCACAGTTTCTTGGCAAACTAGTACAGTCAATGCAAGTAGTTTGACTGGATATTTTTATAACCTTACAAATAATGTTGATACTCCTATTCCAACAGGAACATATTCTACATACAATGCAAAATATATAACAAAAGGTGCATTGTTAAAATTTATTGCACCTCCTGGTTTTTACTTTGATAGTAATAATCGTTTAGTTAGTGGAGTAGCAACACCAACAGATACTACTTTTATTTGGACAACTGTTTTAAATGTTGTAGGAGATGGCTATAATAACGGATCAGGTCAATTTGCAAATGGAACAGGCCCAATTACATTAAATGGATTTGTGCCTACTGAAGCCGTGTTATCAGTAATTATACCTGCATTTGACAATACGTTACCAAATTCAGTTATACAAGAATGTATCATAAAACTTGAATTGCAACAAAACTTTTCATTAGTGTTTAATAACTCACTAACGATTGCACAAGATCGTTGGAGTGTTGAAGCATATAACGCAACTGGTTATTTTGTTAATTTTGAAAGTACTGGGTACAACAGATATACAGTTACATATCGTTCATTAGCTTATTATTTTGGTAGTGTAGCTGATACTAGATTTACATTTGATTCAGGTAAATTAGTTTATGATCCATTCAGTGGTAAAATTTTACAAGACTTTGTAAAAGTATTAGCAACCAATACTCAACCTAGTTCTAATTATCCACTGACTGCACCAGTTTCTGCTAGTATTATAGGACAAACGGTGCAGTCTGATGGTTATATTGATGACTTTGAAGTTGAAGTAGCAAGCATTGATGTTAATGATAGAACGGTTGTCGAGAATCCAGATTTTTTTAATCAGATTACTGGGTATGTAACTGGTAATACCAATGTTGGAATTTATGCATTTTTTGAAGAAGTACAAGATGCTATTAATTTATCTCGCTTGCAATTAATACCTACAGCAGATGTTGTGTATCAATATTCAACTACTAGTCAAATTGAAGTTGTAAAATATGAATACCCTGTAGGTCAGTTGTTTTATGCATCTTCAGAAAATGTATTTTATATAACTGTGCAAGATGAAACTATTAATACTCCTTTTTATGTATTAGTATTGCAACCACAGTATAGTATGAAGCCAGGACGTCAAGGTTTACAATTCCAATATCGTCACAATAGTAATAACACAACACGTATTGATCCTGCTACTACAAATATTATTGATTTGTATGTAGTAACACAAGCATACTATACTGCATATCAAAATTGGATTCAAGATAGTACAGATACTGTACCGTTACCAAGTAGACCTACTATCAATGAATTAAATCAAGAATACGGACAGATACAAGATTTTAAAATGTTAAGTGATAGTGTAGTTTTAAATAGCGTTGTGTTTAAACCATTGTTTGGCCCTAAAGCCGCAAGTGCATTAAGAGCAACTATTAAAGTGATTCAAAATAGTAATACAAATGCTAGTGTAAGTGAGATTCGTAGTGCAATATTGGCTTCAATGGATACTTACTTTGATATTAATAATTGGAATTTTGGTGACACATTTTATTTTAGTGAATTAGCCGCATACTTACACGCACAAAACGGATCACTAGTCAGTTCAGTTGTTTTAGTACCCAATGATCCAACAATGCGTTTTGGAGATTTATATGAAATTAAATGCCAACCATACGAAATATTTGTTAATGCCGCAACTGCTAATGATGTAGTAGTTATAGCCGCACTTACACCCGCCGAATTACAGATAGCATAAGTAATATATAACAATAGAGATTTTAAAAGATGGCAACAAGAATTAGAACGCTAAATTTTCTTCCAGAAATATTTAAAACACAAACCAATGCACAGTTCCTAGCGGCAACACTAGATCAACTTGTAGCACAACCTAACACAAAAAAGATACAAGGTTATGTGGGTAGTAGATTTGGTTATGGAGTAAATGCGACTGATTACTATGTTACTGAACCTACTAAAGTTAGAACAGATTATCAATTAGACCCCGGTGTCGTATTCTTAAAAGAAAATGATACTACTGCAAATGACTTTATTAGTTATCCTGGTATTGTTGATGGCATAAAACTTGAAGGTGGATTAACTCAGGATAATAATAGACTATTCAACAGTCAATTTTATTCTTGGGACTCATTCACTAATCTAGATAAAATAATTAACTTTAATGAATATTACTGGTTACCAGATGGACCTGACCGTGTAATAATTTCTACGGATGTAGTGTTTAATTCGTCTAATTATCTAGTTCAAAGTTTATCAAATGAATATTTAATTTCTTCTGAGTCTCAATCTGCAACAAGCAATCCTACGCTTACTTTATTGAGAGGCGGATCATATACTTTTAGTGTAAATCAAAATACACAATTTTGGATACAAGGTGAACCCGGTGTTACTGGATATAGCCCAACACAGCCCAACGTGCAAACACGTGACGTATTTGGAGTTACCAATAATGGTGCTGAGAATGGGGTTATTACATTTGAAGTTCCTGCACAGAATGCATTAAACGAATATAATTTTCCTCCTGGTCCTGCCGTAGGAGTTGTATCTTCATTACCGTTTAGTCAAATCAATGGTGCAAGAGTAACTGAAATAGGCGGAATTGATGGCGTTACAGCATTGGATGGTTTGACTGTGATGTTTTATAATACCGGCATAGCTGATGAAATAGGTTATATTCAAAAATTTTACGATCAAACTTTATTTGATGAAGACGGTGGTGTTCCTTACAATGAAGCAACTGATTATCCCGGAACATCTGAATTTTATAATAATTATGAAGGTGGTTTTTACAGCCCAGTAAATTCTAATTTTTACACAATTACTTTGTTAGGAGACCAATCTAATCCTATCATTCAACTTACCCCGGCAGGAATTATTCCTACTAATCAAACAATCACACCTACATTTGGTTCCGAGTGGGTAAACAGAAATTTTTATAGAAGTGTAGATGGTGCAATTGCTTTAGTTCCATATAACAGTGCAATACTAGACACACTATATTATCAAGACGGTACTAATCCAAATAAAGTTGGTATTATTAGATTAGCTAATAGCAATGTTTCTAATTCATTAGATGTTGTTACTGAGATTTTAGGAAAGCCACAATATACTGCACCCAATGGAGTAGTATTTACAAATGGATTAAAAATTTTATTCCAGGGTAATGTTACTCCTGAAATTTATAATAACACTGAATTCTATGTTGAAGGTGTAGGTACCGCAATTGAATTAATACCAGTTGCAGATTTAGTTAGCCCCGGTGCATTTGCTGAAGGTTCTTATATTCCATTCGACACTACGCCATATGATGTGGGTAATTTTGATTCAAGTTTATATCTTTTAATAGATCCGGATTATATTACTATTGCAAGAAATGCAATTAATAGAAATGCATGGTCACGTAGTAATAGATGGTTTCACATTGATGTTATAAATGCAACCGCAGATTATAATAATAATCCCGAATTAGCCTCAGTTGCTACAATTTATAATAAAGCATCTCGTCCTATTATAGAATTTTATCCAAATCTTAGTTTATTCGATTCTGGTGTGATAGGTAAACAACCTATCGATTTTATAGATTTTAGAACTACTGATGCATTTACATTGGTTGCAGGTCAACCTACATATTATCCTGATGTTGCAGGATATACAGGCTATTCTGCAACAATTGCACCAGTCTTAGCAGCCGTTACAAGTAAAACAGCAACTCAAACAGTTGGTTTGGTAAATCAAGTTATATTAAGTCCTGACACAGCAGGTATATACGTTAATGACACTATTGTGTTTGGTTTAGTAACTGCCGGAGGATTTGTTCCCGGCACTACGTACAAAATCGTAACTCCGGGAAACACTGATTTCACTGCAATAGGTGCATCTTCTAACGCGGTAGGTACTGTGTTTGTTGCAACAGGGGCAGGCTCAGGAACAGGTACTGCCGGAGATGTCGATTCAGAATTTGGTGGATTAATTGCCGGAGTAACTTATTATATTACTGAAATTTTTGGCAACAGAATAACAATCTCAACTGAAAAACAAGGTACAAGTGTTATCTTGTCATCTGTAGCGGGTTCTATGAGTACGTCAATATATCCTTACAGTACAACTATCACGGTTGCAACGGATGAGGTATTTGGATTATTTGAGGTTAACCAATATATTGCAGACTCAACAGGCATTCTTCCTGCAGTAACATTTATTAATGCAATAACAGAAGTCGGGTCTAATACAATCTTAACAGTTTCTTGGTATAACCAAGAAGTTATCACCGGAACTTCAGTTGCATCTATTGTATCTGCTGATACTACTTTATCAAACTATGCTTTATTTGATGGGGCTAGAGTAGTTTTTGCTGCCGATACTAATTTAAGTGTTAGAAACAAAATATATATTTCTCGTTTTTCTTCTATTGATGGTACAGGAACTCCTGTAATTACACTATCTGAAGCCTTTGATGGTCAAGTATTACCGGATGAGCAGACTTCGGTTTATAGAGGATATAATTATAAAGGTAAAGATTTTTACTTTAATGTTGAAAATTGGCAACAAGCACAACAAAAAATTACAATTAATCAGGCCCCTAAATTTGACATATATGATGAAAATGGTATAAGTTTTGGTGATAGCACAGTTTATATTGGTACGTCATTCACTGGTTGTTCACTATTTCAATATGGCTTGGGAACAGGTATAAGTGATCCTGTTTTGGGTTTCCCATTACGTTATAGTACAGTAAATAATATAGGTGATGTTAGTTTTGATGTTACACTAGATTCACAAACATTTAATTATGTTCAAGGAACAAATCCAATTACACAAAAAGTGAATACTGGATATGTATACAACTATACATCACGTACTAGCTTTGTAAGACAATTGGGTTGGCAAACAGCAGTATCACCTAGTGTACAATATCAAATTTTTGAATTTAATTGGTCAATCGATAATCCAATAACTAACTTTGTATGTGATATAGCTCCGGTATCTTCTAGTTCAACTAATTGGCCAACTGTACAAGTTTATATAAATAATACCTATTTACCAGATACTGATTTTACAGTTTCAACAACTGATAATACAACCACAGTTACTATATCTCAGATTGACGCTGTTAATACTGTAGTTCAGGTATTGATATTAAGTGATCAAGTAAGTTCTACTGCATATTATCAAATACCAATTAACTTAAGCAATAATCCTTTCAATGAAGATGTAACAACAGTTAATATTGGTGATATTCGCGGACAGTATCAAAGTATGTTCTTTAATAATCCAAATACTTTGGGACCAGTATTTGGACGTAACAACTTCCGTGATTTAGGAAATCTTGTTCCTTGGGGAAATAGAATTATTCAAAACAGTGCTTCACTTGTGTTGCCTGGAACATTCTTGCGTAAACAAAATCATAATTTGTTTAATTCTATTTTATACAACAGTAGACAATACATTACGTTTAAAAATTTATTAATTGATACCGTAAACAATACAGATTATAATCGTATGTTGTCTCCGGCAGAAATGTTAGATGATGCAATGGATCAAATAACATCTACAAAAACAGACAGTCAACCATTCTTCTGGAGTGATATGTTGCCTTCTAAGGCACCTTATATTTCTAATACGTATTCTTTTGCAAACACACTGGATGTTAGTATATATCCTTTAAGCAGAATTTATGATTTTGACAAAGCAAATTATTATGGTGTATTGGTTTATCTAATTAGAGACAGTATCACCTCACAATTAATTTCTGGAGTGGATTATACTGTAAGCACCAGTGCTCCTTCATTAACAGTTACATTAGATTTATTATCTAACGATCAAATTGTTATTAATGAATATAATCAAACATATGGTAGCTATGTACCTAACACGCCTACTAAATTAGGTCTTTACCCTTCGACTATTCCAGCAGTTGTTGTCGATACTGCATATTTTGAACCTACATATTTTATAGTAGGACATGATGGGTCATATAATAAATTGTTTGGATCATATGATAGTACTACAGGACAATTAGAAGATTTCAGAGATCAAGTATTACTTGAGTATGAGACACGTATATATAATAACTTAAAACTAAGCAACGTTATTCCAATTCAAACATATGAAGTAATCCCGGGTTTCTTTAGAGACCTTCAATATTCATATGATGAATTCTTAGAAGTTTATTCTGAATCTTTCTTGGATTGGGTTGGACAAAACAGAGTTGACTATAAAAGACAATTTTATAATCCAGTAAATGAATTTTCATATAATTATCGTAACAGCGGAAACAAAATAAACCGAGAAGCAATACAACAGGGATATTTTAGAGGATTGTATTTGTATTATTATGATACAACTACTCCTAATGTAACACCTTGGCAAATGATAGGTTATGCAGATCAGCCAACATGGTGGACTGAGCGTTATGGTCCTGCTCCATATACAAGTGATAACTTAATTTTATGGAACGATTTAGCAGAAGGTATAGATTGGAACAATGGTAATCCTGTAGTCATAACAGAATATATTCGTCCTGAGTTATTGCAAGTGTTACCAGTAGACAGTAACGGTGATTTAGTGTCACCTCTTACATCTATTGTTGGAAACTATAATAACAATATTTTCAAGCGTGATTGGAAAGTTGGCGATGTTGGGCCTACAGAATTTAGTTATCGTAGAAGCAGTACATGGCCATTTGATTTGATGCGTCTTTATGCATTAGCAAAGCCAGCTAATTTCTTTAACTTAGCAGTGGATGTTGACAATTACAAGTACAGTGCTGAGTTTGACCAATATTTGGTTAACAATAGAAGTCATTTACAATTAGGTGATATACCTATATATGGTTTAGGAACTCCTGCAACTAGCTATATTAACTGGATAGTTGATTTTGAAAAACAAGTTGGCATTGATGCAACAACTGATATCACTACTTTATTAAAGAATTTAGATGTACGTTTGGTATATCGTGTAGCAGGGTTTTCAGATAAGAATTTGTTAAAGTTTTATGTTGAAAAAAGTTCAGCAAACACAACTAATAGTTCATTATTAATACCTGATGAAAGTTATTCTGTATTATTATACGATAATCAACCATTTGATAGAATTGTATATTCTGGTGTAGTTATCCAAATAACAGAAAATGGTTATCAAGTATATGGAAATTCTCAAACTAACGCATACTTTAAAATTTTATTGCCAAAAAATTCAGGATACAGTGAAACTATTGAAGTTGAAAATTTGTCAGTTAGGATAGCTGATCAATATACAGATAAAGTTGGTATTATTCCTTATGGTACAGAATTTTATAGCGTTCAGGAAGTTGCACAGTTTCTAAGTTCTTATGGAAAATACCTTGAAAACCAGGGTATGAAATTTGACCAGATAGAAAATGGTATTCCTGTTAATTGGGCTCAAATGATTGCTGAGTTTTTATATTGGTCGCAAATCGGTTGGGAAATTGGTAGTATAACTACAATAAATCCTTCTGCCTCTACATTAGTAATTGACAAAGACAGTAGCGTTGTACAACCATTAACAGTAAGACAACGTAACTTTGTACTAAATCAAAACTTATTTCCAATACAATCAATTGATTTAAATGTTGTTCGTCAAGATACTGCATTTACAGCACAACCATTGAATCAAGGTGATGCGATCAGTTATGGTCAATTTAATATTAGTAACTTTGAACACGGTATCGTTTTTGACAACGTTACATTATTCAACGACATAATTTATAATTTAATTACTGGTTTACGTCAATATCGTGTATCAGTCCGCGGAGCTATAACAGCAGACTGGAATGGTACAGTTGATGCGGCAGGCTTCATTTTAAATCAAGACAACATCCAAGAATGGAATAGAGAAATTAAATATACCAAGGGTGAAATTGTTCTTTATAAAAATAGGTATTGGACATCTTTAACTATTGTACAACCTAAAGTATTATTTGACGAACGTGATTGGAAAGAAACAAACTATAACGAAATTCAAAAAGGATTATTGCCTAACAGTCAAACTCGTTCTTTTGAAAGTACATTATACTATAACACTGATTCTGCAAACTTAGAAAATGATGCAGATTTATTAAGTTTTAGTTTGATTGGATATCGTCCAAGAGATTACTTAGCACTTGCTGATTTAACAGATATCACGCAAGTAAACGTGTACAAAAACATGATTAAAGAAAAAGGTACATTGAATGCAGCCAGTGCGTTCAAGGGTGCTAATTTACCACAAGGTGGAATTAATTATGACATTTATGAAAACTGGGCTATTAAATCAGGTGAGTTTGGTGGCGTATTAAACAACAACTTTATTGAATTTAACTTAAATCAAGCGTCATTGACAGGTAATCCAAGTATTGTTGGTTTAACTAATGGAATATTTACTGATGGAGTACAACAAGAAGTACCGTTGTATTCTATATTCAATTATGGTAGACCAATAACTAGCCCTAATATATTACCTACTATTTCAGCCTCTGAGCCTTCTTCATTATTCCCTACAGCAGGCTATGTCAATTACAATGACGTTAAAATGTCAAGTTATTATTATTCTGGTTTAGCTACTGCAACTAATGCTAGTGGAACAATAGTACCTATCAATGAATTTTATGTACGTGATTATGTTTGGTTAGCAAATTATCTATCTGACTGGAGAGTGTATACACCAGTCAGTTTAGGTTCAATCATTAATGCCAAGAATAATTTGAATGGTACCGTGACTATTACATTTAGCCAGGCTCATAATTTAACAAGATTTGAGTTATTTGGTATAACAAACTTTGATGTAGCAATTAATAACTATTATCTAGTGGCAGCAGTTGTTGATCCGGTTAGAGTCATTATTAATCTTTCATTGAGTCCTAGCACACTTAATATTGTGGGTCAAGGTATTGGTTTAAGAATGCAAAGTCAACGTGTAGCAACTGCACCTGAAATTGTTGATTTACCATTATTAAATAATGAATTCACTAAATCAAAAGTTTGGGTTGATGAAAACAATGACGGCAGCTGGGCAGTATATCGTAAGAGTTTGAACTATCAGTATGATGCAGAAATCATTAGGGCTTCAAGCCAAACATTTGGTAGCGCAGTTGCATACACTACTCCTATGGGATACTTGATTGGTGATGCAGATGTTGGAGCAGTATACCGCTATACTTTTAATGCAGAAGCAAATACCTACACACTAGACCAAGCTATTACAAATAGCACTTCATTTGGTTCATATATATCTTATGCTGATGATTTATTTGTAATTTCAGAACCAACAAGTGGTTCACCTAAAGTATATGTATATCAATTGATAACCACTACTCTAGTAGACAATCTGAATTCTTATCAAACTATTTCTGCACCAGGCGGAGTAACTGACTGGGGTAGCACGACTGCTATTTCAGGTGATCAAAATTGGTTATACATCTCAGATACAGGTAATGCTAGAGTTTATGTATATCGCAAATCAACTCTTACCAACTTGTATGAAAGTGTAGGATATATTTCAGTAGCAGGTTTAACTTCTGCTGACAATTTTGGATTTTCGATTGCAACAGACTACTATGGTGATACTGTAGTAATTGGCGCGCCCGATCAAGACTATAATGTAAACACTGATAACTACGGATATGTGTACGTGTTTGCAAGAACAGTACAGAATTTTATAGCACCTTCTACCAGCCAATCATACATCCCGCAAACATTTGCATTGTCTTGGTCACCCGTCACAGTTACACAAACTGCAACTGCTACAGATAGTACCAACGATAGAATCACGATAACAAGTTCTGCTGGTTTTAGTGTTAATGATCCTGTAGTATTCTCTGGTGATATTTTATCTTCTGGTGCAATTTCTCAAAATACTGTGTATTATGTTTATGATAAACCAACAGCTACTACATTTAGAATTGCATCAACACGTAATGCAGCCGCACCAATTGAATTAACTACAGCTTCAGGCCCACCAAACATGACTGTTACTGTACAAACAACACCGTTGTTTGTTAACATTAACGGAACATTGCTTGAAGATGATTCTTATGCAGTTATAGGGTCTACGTTATATGTTTACAGTGGATTAACCCCAACATTAAATGCAGGTGATATTCTTTCTGTTAGTGGATCAAATTTTGTATTGACACAAACATTAGACAACGGTCAGACACCACGTGTGGGTGTGCAGTTTGGACAAAGCGTAGATACAAATACATACGCTAATGAAATTTTAGTAGGTGCACCGTTTGAATTAAGTGCTGACAATTATGAAGGTGCTGTACATAGATTTACTAATGGTGGTGAAAAATATGGTTTTATTATTGGTACTGCTAATTGTAATATCACAACACCAAGAACAATTTTAATAAACGGATATCAAGTTATTTTACCAATAGGTAATGCAACAAATGCTTCAAACTTTATTAATGCAGCTAACATTCCCAATGTAAGTGCTACTTCTATTGACGGTAAATTAGTCATTCAATTAGTTGACATTGCTATAGGATTTGCAGGTTCAAAACTTTCATTGACTGTGTTGAATTCAGCAACTCCTGCTGAAATGGGAATTAATATCTATACAGCAACACAAACTATTGCTTGCCCACACTTAACTGGACCTACACAATTTGGAAGTGTAATTAAATTTAATGAGTTTGGTTCATTTATAGCTAGCGCCCCTACAGGAACTCGCTACTCAGCTACAACATTTGATTTTACAGATGATGAATTAGATAATGACACTGTATTTGATAACAATGCTACACAATGGATTGACACATTTACCAATGCTGGTGCAGTATATATGTTTGATTATATTTCTGCATATAATGAAAGTTTAAATAATCCAGGTAAATTTGTATATGCTCAAAGTACAAATGCAGAAAATATTGATTACGGTTCGCAACCTTATTATGGTCAGGCATTAGATTTTAATGATAATAGAGTTACAGTAGGAACTCCTAATTTTAGACCAGGATATGATAATGGTCAAGTAGTAGCATATACTAGTACTAGTACCGAACAAGACTGGGCAGTCTATAGAAGTTCTGCACCTATCGTTGATATAAATGGTATTGCAAACATTCAGTTATTCAGCGGATCATCTAATACAACATTAGACAACTTAGATTACTTTGATCCATTACAAGGAAAATTATTAGGGGCAATTAGAGAAAATATTGATGTTATTTCTAATTCAGATCCTGCGGCATATAACTCTCCTAATAGCATACAGCGTGGTTTAGTATGGGGAGCAGACAAAGTAGGTCAATTATGGTTTGATACATCAAACACAAGATTTGTTAATTATCATCAAAATGATATTGTTTATAACAGCGCATATTGGGGTAGAATTTTCTCAGGCAGTGACGTTGCGGTATATTCGTGGGTAGTAAGTAATGTTAGTCCACTCGACTATATTGGCCCAGGCATTCCGTATGATATTGATACCTATACTGTTAACGGAGTAATCAATGCAGAAGGCACTATTGTTCCATTATATTATTTCTGGGTAAGAAATACAAATATTGTATTTGAAAAGACTGGAAAAACATTAGCTGATTCTACATTAGAGGCATACATATCTCAACCTCAAAACACCGGTATAAGTTATTTTGCACCATTACAACCTAACATTTTTGCTTTATACAATTCAGGTGATTATTTAAATGGTAATGATACTGTATTGCATATTGGTTATGCAACAGGAACTAACGATGATCCTATACACAATCAATATGAATTGATTCGTGCTGATTATGCAGATGATTTCTTGTCAGGTGTTCCGGGATCAGGTGCTGGATATCAAACACGTTCATCAACGGGTATAACAGAACCAATCTCATTGTATAATAGAATGTTAGATAGTATGTGCGGCGTAGATAATGCCGGTGCAGTAGTACCTAACCCATTCTTACCAAGAGCAGTTCAAACCGGTGTTCTTGCAAGACCGAGACAAAGTTTCTTCTATGATAGATATGATGCATTAAAGAATTATTTACAATATGCCAATGAAGTATTAGCACAATTTCCTATAACAGAAATAAGAAATCCTTCATTCTTAAATACTACTGGTGCTACGAACCCATCAACAGTAGACAATCCTGATTGGACAGGAAGTGTATTACCATTCTATGATACAACTAACTATTGGAGTTATATAAATTGGTGGGCGCCTGGTTATGATAATAATACAAAGTCTGCATTACAAGTTCCGATTTATGCTGATTTATCAACACTAACTGTTACACCTGGAACAATTGTTACTGTAGCAACAAATGGCAATGGAAATTCAGAAACATATATCTATAATGTAGATGGTTCTTGGACCCGAATTGGATTAACAAACGGTACAATTGAATTTAGTAGTGCATTATGGGATTACTCTACTTATAGACTAGGATTTGGTGACAATTTCTTTGATACTACACCGTATGATAACTACCCGTCAGAAGAAACTAGATATATTATTCGTTCTTTAAATGAAGAAATTTACAACAACGAATTGTTAATTTTCAGAAATAAAAGTTTAATTTTATTATTTGAATACATCCAGAGTGAAACATCTGAGAATCAAAATTATTTGCCTTGGTTAAATAAAACATCATTCTTAGATGTATCACACACTATCCGTGAACTACGTCCAATTGAAGTATTCCAATCAGACAACGAGTTATTCTTGGAAGGTTACATGAATGAAGTTAAACCATATCATGTAGTTATTAAAGAATTCTTATTCAAATATACCGGCACTGATGTATACGAAGGTGACATCACTGATTTTGATTTACCTGCACAGTACAACAGTTCAGTGCAACAGTTTATAACACCGGAATTAGTTTATTCTAATCCAAACGGTGATAATCAGTATTTACCAAATGATCCTATATGGCAAACTGCCCCTTACATTCAATGGTTTAATAATCACGGAGTAAGTATTGTTGGTGAAAATGATTATCCTATATCAGTTTTAACATCATACATTGCGACAAATTCAAACTCATGTTATGTTGACAACGTAACCGGATTCCCTGTTACTGGAACAATTTTAATTGGCACTGAGTTGATTGGATATTCTAGTGTAAATCTATTAACTAACCAATTATTAGGATTAGCAAGAGGACTACAAAATACTGTAATACAACAACACATTCCGGGAGAAACAATCTTTATTGATTTGCCTGCTGTATTAGTGTTGAATGCAGGTAGATTGTATGACAATCCTCCTAAAATTACTGCAATAACTGATACTACTATATATCCTGAACCAACAGTACCCGCACAGTTTGAAGCTGTAATGGGCTTAGGTACTGTCATTGGTATAAATGTTATAAATCCTGGACAAGGATACGCAGTACTTCCTAAAATTGAAATTGATCCTGCTGTTGTTGTTGAAGTTAATAGTACTCAAGTAAATATTTCAAACAATACAATAGAACTTACTATACCTACATTACAAACAGGAGATTTGATTGTATATCAGCCTGGTACAAACAGTACTGTAATAGGTGGATTAACTTCAGGACAAAAATATTATGTTAACTTGTTGGAAGTTTCTCCGGCTCCAATTATAGCACTTTACGCTAGTTATATTGATGCTGATAGAGATCATAACCGTGTAGTTTTAACTAGCACTGGTTCAGGAGTTCAAAAATTAAACTTAGGTGCAGTTGCGTCTTGTATAACTAGCTCTGTACCAGTGAGAGAAAATAGTATTAATCTACGATTTGACAGAACTTCATATACTTCACAGGTAACTGAGTGGGCATCAGGTGATTTTTACGGTTCATTTTACGCAGGAACTTATTCAAATAGTGACCAAGTTTCATCTTCTTCAATAGCCTTGCAAAGCACTCAACCACCAATTGATACTATTTTGGCAAGTGCTCAGGGTGCAACATTTGAAATTTTAGATGCTACTAATGATCAAACATTAACATGGTCTTCACGTACAAGAGAAACAGTACAAACATACGGACCGGCTACTTTATATCCAAATGCTATAAGAATCAATCCATCAACAGGTGGCTCACCCGTTGCAGGAGAATTGGGTTCTACTGTAGGTTTCTATATAGGGATGCCAGTTAAATTCGTAGGTGCAACTGTAGGAAATTTAGTTAATGAAACTACTTACTATGTAAAATCTTTGGTAGATTTACCTAATCTAGTTACATCAAATCCGGAAGCTACTGGTTTTACTATATCAGCGACCGTAGATGAAGACGGTGTGCCAGGATCAACATTTGTTCTTTCAACTGCAACTGTTACGGCTGCTGGTTTACCGATGTTTGTAGGTGAAGTCACTAATACTGCTGTGCTAACTATTAATTATAGCGGCATTAGAAACGCAACAGTTACTACATCAGGTACTAACACAATTACAGTATTGCTTACTGCTACTGGACAAAATGGCACTAATGGATTATATACAGGTATACCTGTATACTTTACCGGAAATGTGTTTGGTGGAATTTCTGAGAACGAGATTTACTATGTAACTACTGTTACTGGTCCACAGACATTCACTATGTCTACTCAAACAAATCCAACAACACTAACTATAACAGAAACAGATTCAGTTACTGATGCTATTACTTGTGACAGTACATTAACTCTTTCTCTTAATGAACCAATCGTGTTTACTGGAGATGTGTTTGGTAATATTGTTGAAGGTACACAATATTACATTAGAGAACTATTCTCAGGAAATATAACGTTCTCGATTTCTGAAACTATTAACGGACCTGTATTTGCACTTGCATCTGACACTGGTTCTTGCACAATGATAAGTCAAAAAGACACTGTAACATTACAAGATGATATTGGTTCTATGACAATGAATGTCAGCTTACCAGTAAGTCCAGGTCAAGTCAATGGACAACTATTTACATTATATCCTACTTCTCAGCAATATATCAATCAAACAGGTGTAGTTACTAACTTGATAGAAAGAGACATTAATGCAACTCTTTCAACCGTAAACAGATTGTGCTTGTCAACTTTTACTGGCGGTATTTTAAATTTATATACTAACTTTGAGTTTGATGTTGCAAGCAATATAGGCGGACTAACAACATCAGGTGGACCATACATTGTAACTGCTGTAGGAACAACAACTGTTAACGTGTCTAGCACTAGTGGGTCAGGCAATTGGTTAACTGTACCATTAGATACTAATCCATATACAACTGATGTGTTGTATTCTGGAATGCCAATAATATTCAGTGGGGTATCATTGGGAGGCGTATTATTAAATACAGTTTACTATGTAGATACTATTGACGCAAGCCCTCCAGTTGGCTCAGGAAGATTTACTATATCAGAAACTTCTGATTTGTCAAGTGGTATATTTGTAGTTACCAATGATAATGGTGACATGGTTGGTACAGGTGATCCATTCATTCAAGTAGCAGATACATTAAGTAATGCAACAGGTCCGGTGATGCTAACACAAACTGTTGGCACTACCCCAACATTCGATGTAAGTTATATTTTAGGCGGTTACCGAGTAACAATTCAAAATCCAGGTAGTGTATTTGCAATTGACAACACTATAACTATTTTAGGAACTAATTTAGGTGGTACTACACCAGAAAATGATTTAGTGCTGACTGTTTCTTCAATTAATACTACTGGTGGAATAGTATCTACTATATGTAACGGAACACCTGCAGGCACAACTGAACAATATTATTTTAAGGTTGTATCAGAAAATCAAGTAGAAGTTTACGAAAATGCAGCCTTAAGTGTTCCGGTAAGTGGACAAAATTTCCCTTATGTTGGAATCACTTCAACTACTGCTACGATAGCAACTGCTTCAAATGATAGATTTACAGTAACTAGTTCAGCCGACTTTAGTATAAATGATCCGGTTGTATTTACTGGAACAGTATTTGGTGGAGTTACATTAGGTCAAACATATTATATTAAATCTAAACCAACAGGCACTACTGTTACTATTACAGAAACTGTAGATGGTACCGTATTCAATATCACTACCAATGCTACAGGTTCAATGACAATGGCAAAATCAGGTGATTATGCACTATTACCGGAGCCATTCTTCTTTAGTCCTAGTATCGTAAAATATAACAATCGTGTTTATCAATGTATCGTAAGTAACAATGATCCTGAATTTATTTTAGGTAAATGGGAACTATTAGATCCGGGTAATAGAAAACTTAACGGGTTAGATAGAGTTATTGCATATTACAGACCTACTGTAAATATGCCGGGTGTTGATTTAACTCAATTAGTTACCGGTATAACATATCCAAACAGTACATATTTGGGTAATGCATTTGCTCCGGATGACGAATTTACAGTAGATGTTAATTTAACAGATCAACCATTTTACCCAACCGGAATTGATTTAAGCACTATTATTTGGAATGGTATAAGCTATCTTGCAGGATCGAATGCAGAAACATACTCATCTATTAATTTAAGTGAGACTGGTTCATCTTGGGTCATCAATAAAATTTCCAATCAACCAATTGGTATTACCGATTTGCTTTTTGCAGGAGGTAGTTATGTTCTAACTTCTAATAATCCAGCTACTCCTATACTAATAAGTGACAATGGATTTACTTGGATTAGTAACGGAACATTTACTCCGTTTGATTCAACACCTTATGATATAACAACTTTTGATATATCTTCTGTAAATGTTCCTTCTCTGTTATTGAACGGAGTAGTTTACTATAACGGAATATACATTGCAGTGGGAAATAATATCATTTCATCTACTGATTTGTATTCATGGGTTGAACGTTATGCATTCACAAGCACTACATTATCAAATGTATTAAACGATGTTGCTTATGTTAGCACTCCTGGATATACTGGATTTGTCGCAGTTGGATTAGGACAACGTTTAATTAGTGGAACAGCAGTAAATGTTGCATTAATATTCACTAGTACGGACGGTTATAACTGGAATCAAGTATCGTTTACTGACACTGTATTCTCATTAAATGCGATTGCATCAAACAGCGGTAGCATTGTTGCAGTTGGTAATAATGGTATTATCTATGTTAGTTTCAATACTGTTAACTGGTTTGCACAAACATCACCGGTATCAGAAAACTTAAACAATATTATTTGGGATAGTTATAATAATCAATTTGTTGCAGTAGGTGATAACGGAACTATATTGACCGGTGATGCTAATGGCAACGCATGGACAGCACGAACATCTGGCACAACAGAAGATATACAAAGTGTTGTTTGGAATAATGATGATGGCATTTATATTGCTGTTGGATTGAACAATACAATTTTACAAAGTGCTGATGCTATAACATGGATCTCAATTGCTACATTTGAAGTATTACCGTCAGTCTATGATATTCAAGGTGATGCGTTTACTGCAGGTTATGGTCCGGAAGAAATGGTTCCTGGGGTAGTATCTGATACTATTACTATGACTGTTGCGACCCGTCCAGGAACTAACTGGGATGAAACTGTTTATCAACATGTTGGATATAATGTAGTATCTATTGAATTATCACCAATTAATGCATTACAAACAGAGTACAGTTTTGTAAATATAACCTCTACTCCTGCACAATTAAGTGTGTTTATCATTGACTATACAACAGAATTAAGCACAACAATTTATCAAGGTATTGATTATACAATAGATTGGATCAACAAAGTTGTGACTTTGACAAATCCATTAAGTTTTGTTACAGAAGGTACATCAGATAGATTACGTATTGATGTATATGAAGTTGGTAATGGTGATCAGTTAGTAAAAGCAAATACAGAAACTGATCCTATTAGATTAAACACCACTACTGGATTTCAAGAAATATATGTAAATGCTAATTATAGTGCAGACATTTATCAAGGTTCAGGTATTATTAGACCTAATACTAATCCACTAGAAGCAATTGCGATTGCAACGGATGAAACAACAGATGCAATTACTTGTGAAAGTGTTGAGAATTTTGTATTGAACGGCACAATTACTTTTAGCGGAGCAGTGTTTGGTGGAATAGTAGAAGACCAAGTTTATTATGTAAAATCTATTAGTTATATATCAAACAGAATTACTATTTCTGAAATATTTAATACAGGTTCAGGCACTGCAGGAGCAACGTTCCCGTTGACTACTGCAACCGGGTTAATGACTGCAATTATTCAAGTTGGTACCGGTACAGTATGGACACCTCCTAGCGTGTTCCACAATGGTACTAAACTAGTATTGGGTCATACTGCAAATATAACTAGAACTAAATCAGGAACCAATACTATAACTACGAATACTACCGGTGACTTAGTTCCTAATCTATCTATTAAGTTTAGTTCAACTATGTTTGGTGGAGTAATCGTACCGTTACAAACATATTACATTAAAACAATTTATGATGGAAATGAATTTACAATTTCAGAAACACCAGGTGGCGCAGAATTAGAATTGACCAACGCTACGGGTGGTGCAATTTTCATATCAGGTGATTATGCGATTGGTATTGCAGATAATGGCATTTCTGCTGCGGTGTTGTTGGCAAATGAATATGATGCATTAACAGACTATATCACTTATACTTTCTTTGGACAAACATTACCTGTACAATATGGTTACACACTTCCGGAAGTGCAACTATTTGAAGGTGATGGATCAACTGCATCATTTACATTAACTAATTATGTGGGTGATAGTAATGTTACAAGTGCAATTGTCGAAATTGATGGTATAAGACAAACTATTTCTGCCTATAATATAAGTGCAATCTCTAACACTATATTGTTCAACACACCTCCGGCAAACGGATCAACTATAGCGGTTACTTCATATAATTTGACAGACCGTCAATATTTTAATACACAATACGGCATTACAGGTTCTTCTGGTGCAACTACAACTACTATTGTAGTTAGTGACACAACCCATAGCGTGGGCACGTTTGACCAAGATACTCCAACTATTGAAACATTTGACCAAGATACTCCTAGTGTAGTTTTATATGACCAAGAATTAGATTGGCTAACACTGGGTTCAGGCTCAACAAGCAGTTTATCAATTAATTTCCCAATTGTATTCCAAGCACCAACTCTAGGTGGGTTAATTGCTGGACAAATCTATTATGTAGTAGAAATATTAAATTCAACTGATTTTGTTGTATCTACTCAAGTAGACGGAACACCCACAACAGTTACTACTGATAGTGGTTCAATGAATGGTGTGGTTAATGGATTAACAGTTGCTAATATAATTAATATTAATAATGCTATTTCTAGTCCTTTGACAACTGTATTAGTTACTGGAACTACAGGTGGTGCATCAGATTATGTAGTGTGTGGTTCTACAACTGGACTAATCGTAGATCAACCAATTATATTTAAAGCCGCAATAACTACTGCTGGCTCATTTGTTGTAGGTAAAACTTATAAAATTACTACACTAACAGGTACTTCACAAGTGCAGTGGAATACTACTGCTGGAACTTCAGGAGTAACATATGTAGTGGGTGATATATTCACAGCCGCAACAGTTGGTGCTGGTACTGGTCAGGCGTTATTAACTGATTTGGGTGGAATTAATACATTGGGTGAAGTATATTTTGTTCGTTCTGTTGCAAGTGGAACTGAATTTACAATTAAAGATCAGTATGGAACATTAGTTAATCTAACTACTGCTAGCGGTAGTTTAGTAGGATTTATGGGTGGTCTATCTGCAATTAGTGTAACAACTGGCATAGATCATAATCTATCGGAAAATGAAATAGTTCGTATTGATGGCACATTAGGTTCAGTACAACTTAATAACAATACATACTATACTAAAATAATAACTGACACTGAATTCTTGTTATACGATCAGCCATATAATCCAGCATTGAATGCAGTTAATTACCCAGTTACATTCTCATCAACTTATATATCAGGCGGTTACGTTTGGTTAGATGGATTATTTACTGTATCATGTACTAATACAATTCGTACATCTTCAAATGGAAATAGAATTACAGTAGATAGCACTGAGTCATTAATTCCTAATACTCCTGTATACTTTACATCAATAGGTGAAAGTCAAGGTACTAACATATTAGGAAATATCTTAGCAAAGACTGAATATTATGTTTTAGCGGTAAGACCTGAAGTAACTGCTGGTAATTTTATTGTAGGCAATGAATATGAGATTGTAGATTTAGGAAATACTAATTGGAATACTTGTGCCGGAACAGTTAGCGTAACTTATGCAATCGGAGATACTTTTGTTGCAGCCGCAACTGATCCAGGAACTACTGGTATTGCAACTGGTCTACAAGAGTTTACTATTACTGAAAACAGATTCCCTGATGAAGCTGAAGTTGTATTAACTAATGCTACTGGTAGTGTTGATGTATCACAATTCCAGCAAGTTAATGTTGATAGATTGTGGGTAACAATAAATGGATACAGAATCCCTTCTTCATTATTGAGAATTAATGAATATAATAATTTAAGTATTTTATCAACTGTTACTACCGGTGATGAAGTTATCATTACAAGTATGATGCCAACAGCAACACCTAATGAAAATGTATATTTGTTAAATGTAACTACAACAAATCAACCTACAGTTTATAGAGCAAACACTCAAACTAGAACTTGGTTAACTCAACCATTGAGTTTCACGGATGAAGTTATTTACTTAAATGATGCTACTAGGGTTACTGATTCTATAGTACAAGAAGTAATTGCGCCCGCACCAGTTGACGGTAAATATAATATTGGATTAGAAGCTAATAAAAATGTAATATGTCACGTGACCGTGTACAACAATACAACTTCAACTTTAGTAGATCCTGCTAATTTTGCAATTATTATCGTTAATTTGGCTCCAATATTACAAATTTCAGATGAAGTAAACACTGGAGATTCGTTGACAATAACTACACTTGAGGGAAGATTGTTGTTTGTTAATGGAGAACAGATTGCGTTTGCTGAATGTGACATTATAAATAATACAGTCAGTGGATTAACTAGAGGGGCAAATGGTACAGGGGAACAAACTTTTATTCCGTTATATTCTGAAGTATTTGGTATTATTCCTAATAACAGAATGACTAATGTAACCTACGGGGCTGTGTGGAATTCTTACATTTATAATTCCGTAGACGGGGATCCATTGCAAATTAGTCAGACTATAGGTGCAAATTTCTTAAAAGTGGATAGAAGTTAAAAGATAAATAAATATATGAACGAAAACTTGGAAAATTCAAAGCAAGAGCAACCCGAAAAATCTGGGCCAAAACCCAATGAACACGGTGGGTTTTATTTTTCTTCTAGTGTTAAAATAACAGATCCTAATAGCAAAGAAATATTAGTCCACATGCGAGGCGATAACTAATGTCAGTAATTACACTATCATATAAAATAGAAGGATTTTTAAAAATCTACGACCCTAATAACGGGGAAATATTTGTAGATAAGAAAAATGCCATCAACTATGAAAATATGTCAGAAGCAATCGCTGACACTCTAAGTAGTCGTGGATACGGTGAAATATACGAGATGGCATTTGGAAACGGCGGGGCAAGCGTTTCCGATACAGGTGTCATCACATATTTGCCACCTAATACCACAGGACAAAATGCAGCCTTGTACAACCAAACTTACGCTAAAATAGTTGATGATACTAGCGTTTTTAACTTAGACCCAACTAGAAACAAAATGACAGTTTCGCATACTACGGGCAAAGTTTACACAGATATTTTGGTTCAGTGTTTATTAGATTACGGCGAGCCTGCAGGGCAGGCAGCTTTTGACAATAGTACGTCAACAGATTCAGCATATATTTTTGATGAATTGGGTTTACTTGCAAATTACGGTACAGATAATGATGGAAACGTCATTACTAGATTATTAACTCATGTGATTTTTCACCCCGTACAAAAGAGTTTAAATAGACAGATTCAAATAGACTACACAGTTAGAATTCAAAGTCTGACTAATTTAGTGACAATATAAGATAAATAACAGATATCGGAGAAATTTTAAAATGGCATATACAATTGTAAAATCAAATGGACAGGTCTTAACCACCATCCCTGACGGTACTATCAATACTAGCAGTACATCATTAGGCTTACCCGGAAGAAATTTTGCTGGTTACGGACAGTACATTGACACAAACTTTGTCCATATGATGGAAAATTTTGCCGACACTGCCCCACCTGCAAACCCATTGCAAGGTCAATTATGGTACAATACTAATGCTAATACGCTTTATGTATGTCCTGCTGACGGAACAGCAAACGCTAATGCATGGTTAGCACTGACTTCAACCTCAGGTGGCGGAACAACAACATTTGGTGCGGTTACAATCACAGGAAATTTAACAGCAAATAATTCAACTATTACAAACGGAATTACTGCTGATACAATCACAGTTAGATTAGCCACAGTAACAGATTTAGCTACCATTGCTAATGCAAACGTTACAACTGCTAATATAGGAACAACAAATACAACAACAATTTCAGCTGGTTCACAATCAACTAATGGCACATTGACTGGTGTGTGGACTGCTAATGGTTCAGGTACTGCAAACAGTGTTGCCGGAACAAGTATGTGGATCACTGGTGGTAACTTAGTTATCACCGGTGGTGCAAGTTTAGGTATCAGAACAGATAATTATTACTATGCTAACGGAACACCAATCAGTTTTGCTGGTACATATAACAACGGTAATGTGTTTGACTATTTGACAGGATCAAATGCAGTTTCAAGATTTGGTGGCGCAATTGCAGTGTCGAGTATTACCACAGCTAATATAACAACAGGCGCTTCGGGTACAGCTGGTCAATTAACTGGTAACTTTACATTAAGTAGTGGTTCACGATTAAATGCAACATACGCTGACTTAGCAGAACGTTTTGAAGCAGATGCTTCATATGATGCCGGTACAGTAGTTGAATTAGGCGGATCCAAAGAAATTACTGCTGTTCAGTATGAATTAAGCGAAGATGTATTTGGTGTTATATCTGACACAGCGGCTTATTTAATGAATTCAGCAGCCGGTTCAAACGATACTCACCCTCCAGTAGCAATGACTGGTCGAGTACAAGTTAAAGTAATGGGTGTAGTTAAAAAGGGTGATAGATTAGTTAGTGCAGGCAAAGGAATTGCTAGGGCAGCTAAAAAAGGCGAAGCTAATGCATTCAATACTATTGGTCGCTCATTAGCAAATAAAACTGATGAACAACTCGGCACCGTATTAGCAACCGTAGTTATTGCAAGATAAGGAATAAAAATGGCATACGCACAATTTGGTACAATTCAAGCCGCAGATTTTAACACATTAGTCGGTGGTGACCCGGTAACTTCATCAGGTACATTAAATGCTGTTTGGGCAACAGGTGGAACTAATGCTGGGTATGGTCAAACAGCAGTGGCTAACGTAGCAGTTGGTGCCGTAGTTGCAGCAAATCAGCAATGGGCAAATTTGGTAACATATACTGCTAACTCGGCAACACATCAAGGCACTTCAATAACTGCGGTGTCCGCACCGGTTACAGGCGGAACTATTACATATCTGTCTGCAATCCCTACAAACCTAACTTCAATTTATAATAGTAGATTAAACGCAGCCACACAAGGTGCAACTACTTCTAATTCAGCGGTATATGGTAGTACTTGGACAGCTGGTATTACTTTTACACATACTGTTACCTTTGCAAATGGAAATGCCGCAAGATATTTCTTTAACTCAGGTGGTCAATTAAAAGTAACATGTTCACATGCAAACTCAACTGCTGGTATTAATTTATTATTAAATAATTTGGCAAGTAATGTGGGAACGGTTGTTATGAGTTCGCCTACATCAGGTGCAATCACAGTATCAGGTACATCTTATAATGGAATTACTAAGATTGGTGGGGGAGGTAATGCACCTACTATTAGTACTAACACAGGGTACTTTGCGTTGACTACATCCAATGCAACAATATTTACACAAACAGCAAGTACAGGTCCTTCTGGATATCTGGGAACATTTATTCGTATGATTGCAAAATCAAATGGAACTCAAGGTGCAAACGGAGATGCAGGTAGTGTTATAACCATATACACTATTTGGGATGAAGTTCCGGACGGTCTTACTGCTGGTACAGGTTCAACCACAACTGTTACTGCACAAGCACCAGAAACAACTAATATAGCTAATACCTGGGGTGCAATAACTATATCAGGTACAGTTTCTGGTTCATGATTTTTATTAACGTCTTTGTATCTATCTAAATACTCTTAGGAGTACACATGGATACAAAGACATTGATTTCCGAAGCTAAAGCCCGCTTCAATCACAACTCAGCCAAAGCATACTTAAAGGACAAGTACGATAGTAAGTTTATCGTAGCAGACCAATCAGGGCTTTGGAGAGCCGACTTAGAAACTATTAATTTTTTAACTGCCTACACAGATGAATGGGTTATTTTAATTGACACCTTTAAAAATCCAGTCAGAGTAAACAGAGTTACTCTACTTGAAAAACTTTCTGAAACATACAAATCTGTTATGGATGATTGGTATACAGAATGGACTGAATTAGAGAAAAAAAGATGAGTAGAGGGGCATTATTATTTGCATTTAATAGTCCTAAATTTAACTACTATGACATGGCAGTAGCAACTGCTAAACGCATTAATCACTTTTTGGACATTCCGGTTACTATAGTAACGGATAACGAATCATTGCCTGAAAATCAAAGTTACACGTTTGACAATGTTATATTAGCAGAGGCTGACAAAAACAATAAGCGTGACTGGGGTATGTGGATAAATAAAGGTCGATATCGTGCTTTTAATTTAAGTCCATATGATGAAACTTTGTTGTTAGATACTGATTATATGGTAAATTCAAATAAGTTATTAAAAACTTTTGATTTACCTACTGATTTTTGTTGCCATGATACAACTAGTTTCCTAATGTATCCTGATGCCGCACAAGAAGTACTCAGTTCATATAGTTTTAAAACACTATGGGCAACTGCAATTACTTTTAAAAAAACAAAAAGATCAAAATTAATATTTGATTGTTTAGAAATGGTTCAGAAAAATTTTGAACATTATGCAAACCTTCATGGTTTTATTTCTGTAACTTTTCGCAATGACTATGGATTGACGTTAGCTACTAGAATAGTTAACGGACATACTACTCCTATAGAAGACATAATTCCCTGGAATCTATTACACGCAGGTAAAAACACCACCATATATAAAAATAGTGATGATGAATTTAATACTGACTATACTATAATGTTTGATAATTGGAATAAAGGTAAAATTCGCAAAGAATATATAATCATTAAAGATACTGACTTTCATGTTATGAACAAAGAAAACTTTTTGGAGTTAATCAAATGACCAAAGGTTTTGTAATAATGGCACAAAATACAACAAATGTGAAATATACTAACTGTGCCAAAGCCTTAGAAAAAAGTATAAAGCGTGTTATGCCAAACGCTAATGTTACTATTGTTACTACTGAAATGCTGCCTCACGGAGATTTGGCTCCCGCGAGTGATTGGAAATTAATAAACGATTGGCAAGTCTATGAAGCAAGTCCATATGATGAGACTATTAAATTAGAAGCAGATATGTACATTCCTAGAAGTATTGAACATTGGTGGGATATATTATCTCAAAAAGATGTTGTGGTGTGTAATACTATTAGGAATTTTAAACAAGAAATTTCAGATGTACGAGTATATCGTAGATTTATTGATGATAATAATTTACCAGATGTATATAACGCAATTACATATTTTAAGAAATCGGATACAGCTAAACAATTTTTTTACATTGTGAGAAATGTATTTGATAATTGGAAAGAATATAAAGCTATACTAAAATGCAATCCGGAAGAACCGGCGACAACTGATTGGGCGTATGCAATTGCATGTCATATTATTGGTATTGAAAAAACAATGTTACCTAACTTTACCGAAATGAGTATGGTACATATGAAACAATTTATTAACAATACCCCTACAGAAAATTGGACAGATACATTTGTTTATGAATGTTTGCCCAATCAAATTAGAATTCAAACCGTACCGCAATTTTATCCTTTTCACTATCATATAAAGAACTTTAGTGATAAAATATTAGAAAGTATGAAATGAATACCGAAGACACCTCATCAGATTTTGTAATAATATGGGAACCCCCTAAACTAGAAACACCTGAGTTTAGGTTATATTATGATAGCACCGGCGCAGTAATATGTTACACCGGTGACAAATCTATGCAGGGTAATTATATTGTAATTGATGCACATACATTTGCTGCCGCAAGACCTGATGTAAGAGTTATCGATGGTAGGATATCTAGTGTTGCACCTAATGCAGTAGTTTATAAATTAATGCCAGACAATATCGAAGGTAAAGACTGTCATATTGAAGATATAAGTGTATTAGTTGATGAATTATATACTGGCAAAAAGCAAAAATGGAAATTAAACATATATGAACTCTGATGATATTATTGATGTTGCGGATTTAGATTGTGTATATCTAAGCTATGATGAACCACAAAAAGAAGAATTTTGGATTAAGATAAAAAATATGGTGCCTTGGGCAAAACGTGTTGATGGTGTAAAAGGAAGTGATGCCGCACACAAAGCCGCAGGTGAAGCAAGCGACACGGAACGTTTCATTCTAATTGATGGCGACAATATGCCAAACGAAGATTTCTTCAATATTCAATTAGATTTTACAAACAAAGATCCTTCATTTAAGAAAGCACAGTTTCGTTGGAAAGCAGTAAACAGTATTAATGGTTTGCGTTATGGTAATGGTGGCATGAGTAGTTGGACAAAAGAATATGTTGCTAATATGAAAACGCATGAACATCAAACAGAAGGTGATGTATCTCGCATTGCTGATTTCTGTATGGGAGGTAATGATAATTTATATTGGGCTATGTACAATTGCTACAGCACAACATACCCTAACTACACACCCTTTCAAGCATGGCGTGCAGGATTCCGTGAAGGTGTTAAAATGAGTTTAGACAGAGGTGCAAGACCTTCTGTTGAAGCGTTTAAAGAAACAGTAGCAAGTAGAAATTTAAATAATCTAACTATCTGGCACAACGTAGGTATGGATGTAGAAAACGGTGAGTGGGCGATAATGGGAGCCCGTATGGGTACACATATGACTATGCTCACTGATTGGGACCATGCTAATGTTCAATGGTTTGATAATTACATTGAGATGTGGAATAAGATCAAAGACGAAGATCCATTAGAACTATCAGAAATATATGGCATCGAACTAAAAACTAAATTGGATTTGCCAATGTGTGCATTAGATAGTGACCAAAGTAAATTTTTTAAGCGTCACTATAAAGCAGATTTTCATAACTTAGATCCATTAGTAACTGAGATGGATGTAATTCGTAGAATTGAAGGATGGTAATGAGTAGCGAACAGCAACGTATAAAAGACATTAAGATTAAAATTGAGAATGAAGTAGGTCCAACCTTCTGTCTTGCTAAATGGCACCATGTTACTATGTACCTACAGTCAGGAGAAACACATAGTTGTTATCATCCACAACCTCATAAAATTCCAATTAGCGAGTTAATAGACAATCCTTCAGCGTTACATAATACACAACAAAAAAAAGAAGAACGTAAACTTATGTTAGATGGTGGTAAACCATCCGGTTGCCAGTATTGCTGGAACATTGAGAGTATGGGTCCTGACTATATTAGTGATAGACATATACGCAACGCTAGCATATTCACAGAAGAACGATATGAACAGACTGTCAAAGGTCCTTGGAATCAAAATATAAATCCAGAATACTTAGAAATTAACTTTGGTAACGAATGTAATTTCAAGTGCGGCTATTGTCATCCTAAGTATTCTACTAGTTTCTATAATGAAATTAAAAAGAATGGCCCTGTCACTACAGTAAAAAATCATAGATGTGACATTGACTGGATGACACTTTATCAACGTGAAGAAGAAAATCCATACGTTGATGCATTTTGGAAATGGTGGCCCGAATTACGTAAAACATTAAACATTATGCGAGTAACCGGCGGCGAACCTACGATGCATACTAGCACATGGAAATTGTTGAAAGAGATTGAGCAAGATCCTATGCCTTGGTTAGAACTAAATATCAATAGTAATTTAGGAACTAAAACTGCACTAGTAGAAAAATTAGCTGATAGTGTTAAAAAATTAGTAGACAATAAAAAAATACGTGCATTCAAATTGTTTACTAGTCTGGATACATGGGGTGAACGTGCAGAGTACATTAGAACCGGATTAGATTTAGAATTGTGGGAAAAGAATTTTCACACATATTTGACCCGTACAGATAGTCCAATCACATTTATGATAACCTTTAATATATTTTCAGTCACTACATTTAAGTCATTACTTGAAAAAATGTTAGAATGGCGTGAACAATATGGTTGGTATGAAGATATAAAAAGCCATCGTGTTAGATTTGACACCCCGTATTTGCGAGACCCAATTCAATACGATATGAATATATTGCCTAAAGAAGAATTCATGCCTTATATGAATGATACACTGGCATTTATGAAAGCTAATGTAGATGATGAAGCCAGTAATAAATTTACAACAGTTGAATATGAAAAATTTAAACGTGTTGTTGATTATATGGCTGAGACAGTATATCCAGAAAGTAAATTGATTGAAGGTCGAAGAGATTTTTATAATTGGTTTAATGAACTAGATGAACGCCGCGAAAATGATATGTTATCTGTGTTTCCTGAAATGTTAGGATTTTATAGATTATGTCAAGAGGTTAACCAAACACATCCAAAATGACAGAAAAAATATCAAACAATAAAGAATTCGATCTTACGCAAAGTAAAACTTTTTGCATGTCTCCTTGGATACACTTGTACTCAAGTCCTAGTGGTGAGGCAGCACCGTGTTGTATTGCTGAATCATGTGCCCAGGGCGGAGTGGGTAACACTAGAACACAATCATTAATGGAAGTAGTTAATTCACCTAAAATGAATCAACTACGAAATGATATGCTATCTGGGGTAAAGAATAAAGAATGCGATAAATGTTACATGCATGAAGATCAAAACTTATTAAGTTCACGTAATATGCTTAATACTAGATTTGGTCCTAATTTCTACGATGAAGTTATTGAAAATACAAACATTGACGGATCATTGGCTAAATTTAAAATGAGATATTTTGATATTCGTTTTAGTAATATATGTAATTTTAAATGTAGAACATGCGGTTCCGGCTTTAGTACACAATGGGAACAAGAAGATTTAAAAAATAATGTTTACCATGCAAAAATAATTCCAAAAAATGATAATCCAGATTTTTTAAAAGAAATATTTGATCAAATAGATTTTATGGAAACCGCTTATTTTGCGGGCGGTGAACCCTTAATCACAGAAGAACATTATATTTTGTTAGAAGAAATGATACGAAGAGGTCGTACTGATATCCAACTAAGGTATAATACAAACTTAAGCAATTTTAAATTTAAAAACAAAGATTTATTATCTTTATGGAAGCATTTTAGTAAAGGGGTCGATATATATGCAAGCATTGACCATTACGGAGAACGTGCAGAGTATATAAGACACGGAACAGATTGGGGAGTAGTAGAAAGTAATTTTTTACAAGCTAAAAAAACTCCCTATTTAAGAGTGAATATGAACACTGTATTAAGTGTTTTTAATTTTTTAACAATACATGAATTTTATCAATATCTAATAGATAAAAAATTATATACTCCTAATAGTAGTGTTTATACACTATATAACATGTCAACTCCTGATTATTTGGCTTGTCATATTTTGCCCTTAGATTATAAAGATGTTGGAAAAAATAGTATTGAAAAAACTATGCGATTATTAAAAGATAAGAGATTTAAAAAACACCATATAACGCAACTATCAGATACTATTCCTTGGATTTATTCAAAAGATTCATGGGATGAAAACAAATATCAATTTAGAAAAGAAGTAAAAAGATTAGACTCAATTAGAGGGGAAGATTTTTCAAAAACTTTTCCTGAATTAGCTCCGTTGTTACTTCCAGATCGTAATAAATTTTTCCCTATATGAACAAAAATTATCTATTAAATGATAGCAAAACGTTTTGTATGTTTCCGTGGGTACATCTAAATGTAACTCCCAAAGGTGATATATATCCTTGCTGTAGTAATGACTATACGCAACCCTTCGGAAACACAAAAGAAATAACATTAAAACAGGCATTTAACAGTGAACCAATGAAGCAATTGCGATTGGACATGTTAAATGACAAACCTAATAAAATATGCAATTTCTGTTACAAGCACGAAGAAGCAGGTCCGCATAGTTTTAGAAATTACAGTAAAGAACATTTTGGAAAACACTTTGATGAAGTTGTGCCCACTACGTTAGAAGATGGAACTGTTCCTGAATTTAAGATGCATTACTTTGACATTCGTTTTAGTAACATATGTAATTTCAAATGTAGAACATGCGGTAGTGAGTTTAGCAGTCAGTGGGGAGCAGAGATGCGAGCTAATCATGATCCTAAGCATCCCATTATTATTCATGCTGATGAAAAAGGTAATTTATTGCGTGAAGTACTAGAACAAGTAGAACACATTGATTTGGCATATTTTGCAGGTGGAGAGCCCACACTTACCGAAGAGCATTATATAATGCTTGAAGAAATGATACGTAAAGGCCGCACTGACATTACATTACGCTATAACACAAACGCTAGTAATATCAAGTTTAAAGATTATGATTTACTAGACATGTGGAAGCACTTTAAGAAAATTGAATTGAGTTGCAGTGTTGACCATTATGGTGAACGTGCAGAATGGCTACGTCATGGTACTGATTGGGGATTAGTTGAAAGTAATCTGTTAAAGTTCCGTGAATTAGATTATGTTAGTTTTCAAATGAACACTGTATTCAGTATCTTTAACTATAGTACAATTGGTGAATTTTATCAGTACTTAAAAGACAAGAATATTATTAGAGCAGAAGATTGGTATCATAGTTTGTACTTGGCAGTACATCCTAGTTATTATAGTGCTAAGAGTCTACCCAAAGAATTAAAAATTGAAGCCGCAAAGAAAGCACTTGATTGGGCAGATAAGAATACAGGTGATCATACCTCATTATCACGCTTAGTTACTGATGCAGTAAACTTTGCTACAGACGATGACATATGGACTGAAAATAAAGAAACTTTCATGTTGCATACAGGTTCAGGAGATAGAATTCGTAATGAAAGTTTCTGGAAAACATTCCCTGAATTAAATAAATTGATGGATTTAACGGAGTAAAAATGCAAGACCCAATAGTTGTAGAGAATTTAGTAAAACATGGTAAACACTTTTGTGTATTACCCTGGGTCCACTTTCATTCATGGCCTGATGGCAGAGTTATGCCTTGCTGTGTTGCTGATAGTAATATGCCAGTGGCTGAGATTAAAAAAGATGAATCTATCATACAAATGGTTAATAGTGAAGATTTCAAAAAAATGCGTACTGCTATGTTAGCTGATGAACCAGTTGAAGCATGTAAGCGTTGCTATGACCTAGAGTTAATGGGTACTTGGACAATGCGTTTAAGTCATAATAAACGCCGAGGATTAGAGTATGTTAATCATATAAGTGAAATTACAGAAGATGATGGTAGTTTGACGGAATTCAAAATGAAATACATGGATTTACGTTTTAGTAATATGTGTAACATGAAGTGCCGTAGTTGTGGTCCTGGCTGTAGTAGTTTATGGGCACAAGAGTTTATTGATGAACGTGGCGTGGATGTATACGAAGAATATTTTCACACAAAAAAAATTGTAATTAACAAAGCAGAAGAAATGGGCTTTATGAATAAATTAAAGCCATATCTAAAAGATGTTACTGAGGTTTATTTTGCTGGTGGTGAAATTATTATCACCCCGGAACATTATGAATGTTTAGATTATTGGATTGAGAATGGCTTAAACGAACAAGTCGAACTAACATACACAACTAACTTTAGTTCGTTGAAATACAAAGACAAAGATTTAATTGGTTATTGGAAGAAATTCCCCCAACTTAAAATATGGGCTAGTTTAGATGCAGAAGGCGCGGTCGCAGAAACTATTCGTAAAGGAACAGATTGGGACAGAATTGTTAAAAACATCAAAACATTAAAAGAGCAAGTACCACACGCACAGTTTCAAATCACTCCTACTATTAGTATTTGGAATGTGTTTCATTTCCCTGATTTCTTTGACTATATGATTGAACAAGGATTTATTGATACAACATCAAGTCCTAGATTTAATCTAGCAACTAATCCATGGTATGCAAATATTATGATATTACCTGTTCACGTTAAACGTAGATTAGCAGAGTTATATCGGGTGTATCAAAACAAATATAAAGACAACGTTGATATCTACAATGGTTTTAAGATGATTATATACAACTTAACTGTAGGTGAAGAAAACAAAGGTGGAATCTTAGAATTCAAACAGTTTAATGATGAGTTAGATGAATTCAGAGATGAAAAATTAATAGACATTATTCCAGAATTAAAAGAGGTATATGAATGGGCAAAAAGCTAATCGCAATTGAGGCGCCACAGCCCTATCTTGCAATCACATGGCAAGTTAACAACTATTGCAACTTTAAATGTAGCTACTGCAATCCTGGTAACTGGGGAGGCACAGATATTAATGACGGTAATTTAGATTTGTATATCAGCAATTTAGCTACCATGATTAATAAGTATAAAGCTGCCGGATATAAGAATTTTAAGTTCTTTTTTAGTGGTGGTGAACCTACAGCATGGAAAAACTTTATTCCAATATGTGAATGGATTTACAAAGAACTACCACGTGCTACACTAGCAGTTAATACTAATTTAAGTCGCCCATTAGCCTGGTGGGAAAAGCATTATCATTTGTTTGATGATGTTGTTGCCAGTTATCATGTTGAATTTAGTGATAAAAGAAGATATGAAGAAAACAGTATTTTCTTGTGTGATAAAGTTAATTATCTTAGCACTAAGATGCTAATGCACGAAGAAAGATTCTGGGAAGTAGTTGAGTATGGTAATTACTTAAAAACAGTAATGCCAAATTATTTCTTAGAATGGACTCCGTTATTTGATGAGATGAGTGTTAATGCAGGACCTTGGCAGTACAAAGATCCAACAAAAGAACAATGGTTACGTGAACACACTACTGAAATTCAACAAACTAAACGTAAACCTATGAAGCGAACAACACTTACTGTTAGTTATAATAAATACGATGACGGAAGTAATGAAGTTTGTAATAGTAATGAAGTGATTGTAGCAGGTAATAATTTCTTTAGTGGTTGGAATTGTAATGTAGGTGATGCTATCTTTATTAATCCAGTAGGTGAAATGAGTTTAGCAAGTTGCGGCATGGGCGGTTATGTTGGACATATATTAACTGACATTAATCGTGTAGGGCCAAAACAAATTGTATGTGAAAAAGAACATTGTCATTGCGGTACTGATATTATTATTCCTAAATTTATAGGAGAAACAACATGAGTTCCCCAATACGCATAGCATATAGTTGGATAGGGCCCAGAGGCCCTATGATTAACACAGAGCTACCTAATATATTATCTTTTGCCGCCGTAGCAGAAGGAGCACAAACAACATCTCGTAACTTTTGGGCAGATGATATATGGTGGAGAATATTCCATGAAAACGGAGATTATGAATTATCTAGCGTATTCGGATTAGATCAACGACATACTTTTATATATCCTTTCACATTAACTTGGCGTGTTCCCTTTGCTAATTATTTTTACGGGAATTCAGGAATATTTGAATTTTCTCATACTCCTAATCATATTATACATCATGTGCGTAGGAGTAATGGTTATATTTTAATTGATTGTACTGCGGAAGCGTGGGTAGAAGATTCTCATTTGCAATCGATGCATACTTATTTTGGTCACTTTAATCATATTCCAATGGGAAAAATTATATATCTTACTGGGTGTATGAATGCAACAGATGTATATGAAAAATTTTGTGAAAAAAATAATATACCAAATAATAGTAAGGATAGAATGAAATTATTTTCTTTTCCTATATCTCAAAGCGGAATCGCAACTAATTTATTTCATCAACCTAATGAACCTGTTTATGATGTTGATATTGTCCCTGAGAAATTATTTTTGTGTTGGAACAGAAGATTTCGCAGTCATAGAACATCTCTCGCCTTGGCTCTCGACAAACATGGATTGGTGGATAGAAGTTATTATAGTATGGGATTAGTAGATCCAGAAGCGACTACCGTAACTTTTCAAAGCACAGTCAATTTATATAACGGTAACAAAGATAAAATAACAACAGATGATGTAACTAATTTTGTAAATAAATTACCATTGATAATTGATGGTGAAAATGATATTCATCAAATGTGTCACGACTTTGATGCCGCGGCCCGCAATTTTTATATCAATAGTTTAGTTAGTATAGTGACCGAAACTAATTTTTCATCCAGAGCATTAACTTTAACTGAAAAATCATTTAAACCATCTAAAGAAAAACATCCATTTATTATTGTAGGAGTCAAGGGTGCATTAAAATCAATGCGTGAGTTTGGATTTCAGACATTTGGTGAGTTTTGGGATGAATCGTATGACGAAGAAGAAAATCCAACAATAAGATTACATAAAATAATAGAAGTTTGTAAAGATATAGGAAATTGGGATAGAGAAAAAATACTCGATTTTAAAAGAAAAGTAAAACCAATATTAGAGAATAACTATATAATGGTGCAAAGTAACACTGCTAAAGTTGTAGCAGGAAAAATAGAAAATACAATAAGGCAAGGGAAAAACTTACTATGAAAAAAATATTAGTATGTGGTGCAGGTGGATTCATTGGCTCTCACCTAGTAGAAAAATTAAAAGAACAAGGTAACTATGTTATAGGAGTTGACTTGCATTACCCATTGTATAGTTCAACTAAAGCTGATGTATTTTATCTAATGGATTTGCGTGAACAAGAAAATGTTCGTAAATTAATTACACGTGATATTGATGAAATTTATCAACTAGCCGCAGACATGGGCGGAGCAGGATATATTTTTACAGGTGAGCATGATGCTGACATTATGCATAACAGTTGTCAAATTAATTTGAATGTACTAGATGCAATGGTTAAAGCTAACGTAAAGAAAGTGTTTTATAGTTCAAGCGCATGTATGTATCCGAGTCATAATCAGGAAGATCCTGATAATCCATTGATGGCAGAAGATAGTGCATACCCGGCTAATCCAGATAGTGAGTACGGCTGGGAAAAACTATTTAGTGAACGTTTGTATATGACATATGCTAAGAACTATGGATTTGATGTACGTATTGCAAGATTTCATAATATTTTCGGGCCGCATGGTTCATGGGATAACGGTAAAGAAAAAGCACCGGCGGCGTTATGTCGTAAAGTAGCACTATGCAAAGATGGTGGAGTTGTTGATGTTTGGGGTCCTGGAAATCAAACTCGTAGTTTCTTATTCATTGACGAATGTGTTGAAGGTATACAGCGTATTATGAATAGCAATTATACTAAGCCAGTTAATCTAGGAAGTACTAGAATGATTAGTATTAATGACTTAGTAAAATTAATTGCATTATTGAACGGAAAGAATATTGATATTCGCAATATTGATGGACCTCGCGGTGTTATGGGTCGTAACAGTGATAACAAATTAATTAAAGAAGTTATAGGTTGGGTACCAGACGAAGATTTAGAATCTGGCTTGATTAAAACTTATAAATGGATTGATGAACAGATTCAATTAGGACTGAAGGATGCGGCATGAAGAAATATATAATAGGATTAGGTTGTAGCTGGACACAAGGCGAGGGTGGATATCCAGAAGAAATATGGAAACAATATAATGGAAGCCCTCAAAGAGCATTGCGTTGCAAAGATGATTATCATATTAGGCACTATGAACATGAAAACAGTTGGGTTAACGTTTTGTGCCGCGACTATTTCAATGATTACACTCCGGTCAACTTAGGTGTTAAGGGTATTGGTAATAGGGCGGCAGTTCATCAGTTACATTTTTGTGATGTAATTGATTGGGAGAACAGTGAAGGCATTATTGTTTTAATGTTGAGTGGATTTGAAAGGTTTGATTTCTTCCAACAACAACCTAAACGTAACGAAGGCAATGATAACAAATACAGCACTCCGGGTGAGTTTGCACATCATAAGTGGCGCACAGCATGGCCTATACCCAATCAGGGCGGGGAAGAAGCACCACTATACACTGTGTACAGTGATATGTTATGGAGTGAACAATTTGTTGCGTGTGAACAAATGATGGCTCTTTTAGATGCACAAACATTTGCCAAAGCACATGGATTCAAACTAGTAGTTGCAAATGGGTTTAATCAACGACGAGAAGGTATAAAAACTTATTTACGAAACAATGCAGGAAGTTTAACTGACAAATTTAATTGGGATTCTTACATACATCATACTACGGATTATTCCGCATTTGTAGAAAAGCTAGTTCGACTAGATGGACTTATTCCTGCTCGTAATTGGGATAGATTCCATTCATTCTATAGTCAACGTGATTGGCCTGCTAAATATCTTACAAACTGTGAAGGTGCACATCCTACCCTTGAGGGTTATAAAGTAATAGGAAGTGAACTCGCACAATTTATAAGATTGCGTGGTTATGTCTAAAAAAATAATTAGTTTTGTAAATCCAAATTTTCAGCAAGGCCCTAAAGAATTTAATGCATATTATCTTCCGTATAGCCCTGCTGTCCTATGGTCATACGTAGCACAATTTGAAAACATTACTAAAGAATATGAATTGGGTGAATTCATTTGGCGTAGAGATTTAATTGAAGAAGCAGTAGCTAGACTAAAAGATCATGCAATTGTTGGATTCAGTACATATATTTGGAATCGTAGTTATAATACTGTGTTAGCACGTGAATTAAAAAAGGCTAATCCAAACATTCTTATTCTTGCAGGTGGACCAGAGTACCCTATTGAGAAACCACACTTTTTTAAAACATACCCATTCATTGATATTTGTGCTAAGTTAGAAGGAGAAAAATCATTCAAAAAGATTCTTGAACACTTCTTAACAGATAAAGACTATACATCTATTCCTGGCTTGTTAATTAACAATAACGGAGAGACAATCGATACAGGCGATGCTATACGTATTGACGATTTGGATACAATACCTAGTCCATACTTAACTGATGTATTCAAAAGTCTCATGGAAAAACATCCAGAGATACGTTGGAATGCTACACTAGAAACAAACAGAGGTTGTCCATATGCTTGTACTTTTTGCGACTGGGGTTCACTAACATATAACAAAGTTAAAAAGTTTAACCTTGAACGTGTATATGAAGAACTAGAGTGGATCGGAAAGAACCAATGTGACTTTGTTAGTTTGACTGATGCTAACTTTGGTATCTTCCCTGAACGTGACAGCATGATTGCTGATAAACTAATTGCTGTTCAAAAAGAATATAACAATCCTAAAGCATATACAATTGCATGGGCAAAGAATCAAAAACGTGAAGTAGTAGAGATTGTACGTAAATTAATTTATGAAGGTGGCAGTAAGATGGGTCTTAATCTGTCTGTGCAGTCTATGGATGATAATGTACTTGAGATTATCAAACGCAAGAATTTAGAAATGAATAAGATCACCGAAGTCTTTGAGATGTGCGAAGAATATAATATCCCGTTATATACTGAATTAATTTTAGGCTTGCCCGGTGAAACATTAGAAACTTGGAAAGATAATTTCTACAAGTTATATAAAGCAGGCAATCATACTGGTATCACTGTTTATCAAGCACAACTACTAGAAAACGCTGAAATGAATTTGTTACAGCGTAAGTTGTATAAACTAGAAGGTCAGATTGTATATGATTATCTGGTCGGTACATATAATGAACACGAATTAAAAGAGGGTATTGAAGTTATTGTTTCAACAAAAGATTTACCATTTGACAAAATGGTTGATGCTCAAATCTTTAGTTGGTTTATGAACACGTTTCACATTAACGGTATTACTAACTATATCAGTCGATTTTTGTTCAAATATTCAAATATAGAATATGAAACATTCTATGGTAAACTTTTAGAACACATTGAAAAAGATGATTGGTTTCTAAATGAAACAAAACGTATCAGAGAGCATTATAGTAATTGGAGTAAGTACGGCAGAATAGACCATGAACCTATTCAGGGTATGGAAATTCATGGCTGGAACTTAATTCATAGCACGTTGATTAACTTGCATGGTCAAGGTAAACACGAACATGTATTCAATATTATACGTGACTTTACAAAACAATTTAATCTACCAGAAGATATTTTTGAAGAATTAATGAAGTTCCAAAGTACTTTCTTAGTTGACCACAATAAGATACAACAGTATCCTCAAGTATTAGAGTTTAACCATGACATTATGGGTTATATTCAAACTGGTATGGAACTAAACAATCCTGTTAAGTATGAATTTGATTTTCCAGAAGATAAAGATATGAGTTTACAAAGATTCTGTGAACAGATATTCTTTGCTAGAAGAAGAAATTTTGGTAAATCATGGGTGACTAAGAATGCCTAAAAAATATTACACCTCAATAAATGGTTTTAATTTTAAGGAAATATTAAACACTGATGCAAGTGAAATTGTTTTACTAAGTGAGACTGAGTGGGAAATTAATATTCCTAAGTATTTTTTAGACGAACTAAAAGTCCCGTTGACTATTGTGTTAGGATCGTTTAATTGCAAATACTATGATGAAAGATATAAGAATATCAATGTAGAATATTGGGATACTCATTGGCTAGGTTGGTCATTGATGCAACTTAAAAATGAACACTGGTTTAAAACATATAAATCTAAAACTGAGTTTAAACACCCTTTTATATCATTAAACAATAGAAGTCACATACATCGTTGTGTATTCATTGATGAGTTAGCAAAACAAAACTTAGTTGACAAGGGTGTAGTTACTTGGATTAAACATTTAAATGAAAATTCAAATTATTCTTATCAATATTTTGATAATCAAATTAGAAAACTTGATGATGACTTTCAAACACAATTAAACAGTTTTATTATACCTCAAGAGTTCCATGATTCGTTTTTCCATGTAGTTACTGAAGCAACATGTGTAACACCTTTCTTAACTGAAAAAACAGCGATTCCTTTATTACTAAAGAAACCTTTTACGATAATAGGGTCACAATATTATAATCAAAAACTTACTGAATTGGGTTTTAAATTATATGATGAATTGATTGATTATGAATATGATAGCGTACAGGACTTACATGAACGATCCAGATTGTTTGTGAACAACATACATAGTATTGTGAATTGTAATTCTATAGAAATGTATGAAGTGTTAAAGCCTAAAATTGAGTTCAATTATAATCGTGCTTTAGAGATTATTAACGATACTAATTTTATTCCTGATACTATAAAAGAACGACATGGTTCTGGCGCAAATGATTTAATAGTAGATGGTAGATACGAAGTATTGATGAGGAGTATATGATAATTATAGGACAAGTTTGGAACTATAATTTTGGATTGCTTCTAACACAATTAGAAGAAAATTTACCAAATGTAAAACATATTATTTTTGATTTCTTATTAGAGAGTAGCTATATACCTTCTATTAATCAACAAGAAGCATACTATAAGATGATTGATTTGGCATATGAAAATAATATACCAGTCACTATACTTACACCATTTGATAGAACAGCAGAACCATTATTAGATTTTTCTCAACCTAAATTTGGACGTATTAAAATGATTTATTGGGAAACATTTTGGTTTAAACGTACTTACGTTGTATGGACAGCACCTTATAAAATTAGAGATAACTTAGAAAAGAATCTTGATATTGAAAGATTTGATAGCAGTAGAGAATTAAATGACTTTAAATATCCCTACATTACATTAAACAATATTTCAAAACTACACCGATCATTAGTGATGGATTTACTTGCAAAACATAACTTAATTGATGTTGGTGCAATTGCATGGAGAGATATCAATCATGCCTGTGATGAAGTTAGACATACGTTCCCTGAGGGTATGACAGATAGTATGTATTTAGGATATCCATATGAATATTGGAAACCAAAAAGAATGATATTGGATATGAACATCAGTGAGATTTTTAACCAAGAAACTATGCCATCTGAATTTAATCAATCATTCATGCAATTGGTTACTGAATCTGATTCAGATATTACTTTCTTTACTGAAAAAACTGCCACACCTATATTGTTTAACAAACCATTTTTAGTTGCATCAAATCAAAATTTTCACAGTAGATTGCGTAGTTTTGGATTCGTAGACTATGATGAGTTATTTGACTATTCATTTGACAGTGAACCAAACATTGCATTAAGGTATGAGGGATTGGTTGAAAATGTAAAAAGATATGCATCCTTTGATAAACAACAATTGAAAAAGCTACATGATAGAATATTTGACAAGTTATTGTACAACAAACAACAAGCAATGAATATTGTTAATAATATTCCACCTGAAATTGCAGAAATTGTTGATTACTTAAAACATGAAAACGTTCAAGGGTATGATGGACCACTAAATATATTTCTATGAATATTGATTGGACAAAATATAAACGCTTTTTTTCTTTTGGATGCAGTTTTACTAGCTATATGTGGCCTACATGGGCTGATGTTGTTTCTAAAGAAATGCCTAACGCTGAATTCTTTAATTTGGGTGTTAGTGGTTGCGGTAATCTTTTAATTTCATTGCGAGTTGCAGAAGCAAATGCAAGATTTAAATTTACTGATACGGATTTAATTATGGTTATGTTTACAACATACACTAGAGAAGATCGCTACATAGATGATAAATGGCTTACTGCAGGTAATATTTACCATAATGATATTTATCCTAAACAATGGGTAAAAGAATTTTGCAATGAACGTGGTTATTTAATACGTGATGCGGCTTTGATGGAAAACACGACTCGATATTTAGAATCATTACCCTCTGATAGTTATTGTATGTTGAGTGTTCCCTTTAGAGAAGGAGCAAATGAGTGCGATTCTCCGTATGAAAATGTAAACAGTGACATATATAATTTATATTCAGATACTTTTATTAAATTTCCACCCTCAATGTATGAACTTGAACTTAAAAATATGTGGGAACCTGACTATAAAGGTTTTGATGACGGACATCCCACTACGATTCGTTATTATAATTATTTAGAAAAAATAGGATTAACACTATCAGAAAGTACAAAACAGTTTGCATTAGATGCAACACAAATATTAGTAGAATCAAAAAGCAGAGCCATACTGCCTATAATGTTTCCTGAACAAGATAATAATATCTCAAAAGCATGTAAATTAATGTTTTAAAGGAATATGATGAAAAAAGTAGCAATGATAGGTGTTGGTAAATTAGGACAAGATTGTGCTGAGGTTATGGCTGATGCGGGTAACGATGTAGTTGGGTATGATATAGAATATAGACTACCTATGTTTCCTATGAAAGAGACTATAGAAGAAGCAGTAAAAGATAGAGATATTATCTTTATCGCGGCACCAACACCTCACGATCCTATCTATGGTGGCGAAACCCCGACAAGTCATTTACCTAATAAGGATTTTGATTATACAATAGTTAAAGATATTTTAGAAGAAGTTAATAAACACGTTAATAAAAGTCAATTAGTTGTCCTCATCAGTACCGTATTACCCGGAACAGTTCGCTCTTTACTTGAACCCTGTATCACTAACGCAAGGTTCATTTATAATCCTTATTTGATTGCAATGGGCACTATTAAGTGGGACATGGTCAATCCTGAAATGATAATTATTGGTACACAAGATGGTAGTATTACTGGTGATGCTAGTGAACTAATTGACTTTTATAAAGTGTTTATGAAAAATGATCCTCGCTATGAAGTAGGCACGTGGGATGAAGCAGAAGCAATTAAAATTTTCTATAATACATTTATAAGTACCAAACTTGCATTAGTTAATATGATACAAGATGTAGCAGAAACTAATGGTAATATGAACGTTGATGTAGTCACGCAAGCACTAGCAAAATCAACACATCGTATCATGGGTCCTGCATATATGAAAGCAGGACTGGGTGATGCAGGTGCATGTCACCCTAGAGATAACATCGCACTGAGATATCTTGCTGAACGATTAGATTTAGGTTATGATTTGTTTGATAGCATTATGACCGCTAGAGAAAAACAAGCCGAGCGTATGGCACAAAAGTGTTTGCAGTATGGCAAGAATATTACAATAATCGGTAAGGCATACAAGCCAGGTGTTCCTTATATAAACGGTAGTGCTAGTATGCTTGTAGGTCACTATATTCAAAAACATGGCGGCACCGTTCATTACTATGATTTAAATACAGGCGATAATGAATTACGTGAAGATTGGACTCATGTATACTTAATTGGATATTGGGAGGAATGGGTAAACAGAATTTCATTACAAAATTCAGGGTGTGTTTTAATTGATCCATGGAGAATAGCAGAACACAGACACCACACTGGTGAAATTGTTTATTACGGTAACACTAGAAAGAAAAAATGAGAATTCCGCAAGAAATAATGGCTCGGCAAATGTTTATTGCCTTTCCAGAACTTAAAAAATATGCTGATCAAATGTATTTTATTGATGCAACTATCAATAAGAGAGAAGTGTTTTTAACTAGAGATACAAACACTATTGTTGAAGAAATAACAGAAGCATATAAACAAGGTCGTTCTAAGTTTGTTTTTTTTATGTTTACTGAAGCAGTATTGGCACATATAATTTTTAAAATACATAGAATAGCTGAAATATTTAGAGGGGCCATTCCTTCTGAAAATTTTATATATCTTTCAGGTGCAATAAACGGAGAAGAAGCATATGAAAACGTAGCACAGACATATAATTTTCCATGTAGAATAACCACACTATCTGCATCAATGTTTCATTTTTATCTATTAGAAACAATAACAAATTACAATATTGATTATTCAGTTGATATTAACCCAAAACTTAAAAAATTTCTGTGTTTCAATAAGCTAGAAAGAGAACAACGACTGCGGTTAATTGAACGTATGTTAGAAAATAAATTTGTAGAGTTGGGTTATTATTCATTTGAATCAGGAGATAGTGCAAACTTTTCTAAGTTTATAGATTCCTTAGTACAAGAAAAGTTTCCTAATATAAAAAAACATAAGGATACGTTTCCATTACGATTAAATATTAATCCAAATAGAACTAATCCTGTTAATGTTATTCCGGATGATATGGAATATTTTAAAAACAGTTATTTTAGTATTGTAAATGAAACAATATTCTACGGAGCTCTTAGTACTGAAAGTAATCCACTATTTCATCAACTCAGTGCAGAGTATTCAAGTGTATTCATTTCAGAAAAAACATATAAATGTTTGGCAGTGAAGCATCCTTTTGTTATTTTTGGAAGACCGGGTATTATTAAAGGACTACACAAATTAGGATTCAAAACATTTAGTCCTTATTTTGATGAATCGTATGATGATATAATAGACGATGATGAAAGATTTGACGCTATCTTTAATGAAATAACCAGATTAATTCATTTGAGTGATGATGAATGGATAGAGATATTAAAAAATATACAGCCAATTCTTGAACATAATCATTCACTATTTTTTAATAGCACTAAGTTCGGAGTAACTAAAGATGCAGAAAGATTTTTTAAAGACAATAACAAAGAACAATCTTTATTATTTGATAAAGTCATACAAAATTGTGACACCTTAGAATTAATGCCTTTACCTAAAAACCCAGATTGGACATTGCAGAATAAAACATTAAAGAGCGGAATCGAAATACAATTTCCTACTCATTTGGATGGCGGTGGCATTGAAATGGTTGATGATTTAATTAGTGCAATTAAAAAAACAGGAAAACCATTTTATAATAGAGCATGTGAATGGTGTGCTGGATTTGGGGTATTAGGGTTTGAAGTATTAGGATTGGGTTTATCAAAACATATTGTATTCACTGATTACTATCATGTAGCAATTGATACCTGTTTAGAAAATGCTAGAAAAAATCATCTAATTAATAATGTTTCAGGACACGTATCAGGAACTATCAACGGCATACCTAATATAGAAAAATGGGATTTAGTCGTAAGCAATCCTCCGCATGTGTATGATAAAGAATATTTTTTAGAACACATCCCGGGAGGAAGAGAACAAAATCATAATTTAGATAATACTTGCCGATTAACAGTAGATCAAAATTTTGGTATACATAAAGAATTTTTTAAAAATATAAAAGAAAAGTTAACTACTGATGCAGATGTATATCTAATTGAAGCCGTAACTCCCGACTGTTTCATAGAATGGGCAGAACAGGGGGGATTGTACTTACATAGTAGACATCCTGTAAGTTTTTTACCACACGGCGGAATATTGCATTTTAAAGTAAAGTAAATTATTGGGTAATATCTTATATTATTAAATACAGTATGGACTTTACACTAAGACACCTAGCTGTTGATAAGCTAGAAGCAAAAGAAAAACCAACTGAGGATATTGCCGACGCACGCCATCGTAGTATGATGGAAGCTATTGCGCCATATGCAAAAACAACAGTTCAAAAGAATTTAACTCCCATATATGTAGATTACAAAACACGTAATACCAAATTAGTTCTAGTATTATGTCCTGAATGGAGTCCCTACATGCCACCTTTTAGTTTAGCAAGATTAAGTGGTGTTGCTAAGAGTGCAGGGTATGAAACGCACATTATGGATTTAAATGTACGTGCATATAATGAATACAAAAATGATTGGAGACCTAATCAAAAATTACCATTTAGATTGTGGGATCCCAGTTCTAGTTGGCATTGGTTAGGTGATACATATCTTAACGATATTCATCCTGTATTAGAACCTATTCTTAGTAAAGCAGTAGATGATATTGTTGCATTAAATCCAGAAGTAGTTGGATTTAGCATATATTATATTAGTGAAGAACCTAGTAAATGGATGTGCCGTGAATTGAAGCGCAGACTACCTAATGTAAAGATTGCAGTAGGTGGTCCTAACGTACATAAGTCATGGTTTAAAATTGAAGATTACTATGACTACGTTGTTGTGGGTGAAGGTGAAGCCAATCTACTTGTCTTGTTAGATGAAGTAGAAAATAAAATTAGAAATGATGCCCCAAAAATATTAAATCAACCAGAAGAAGAACGTATTAATATCAATGGCTTACCTATGCCAGACTATGAATCTATTGATTTTAGTCAATATGAATTACCCAATGGGGTTAACACTGAAATTAGTAGAGGATGTACAGCTAAATGTACTTTTTGCGAAGAAACACATTTTTGGAAATATCGTCAGCGCCAATCAGTTGATTTAATTTCTGAAATCGAATGGTTGTATTATAATAAAGGCACAGATGTTATTTGGTTTATTGATAGTTTAGTGAATGGAAATTTAAAAGAACTACGTGCATTTGTTAAGGCTGTAGCTGCTAAAGGATTAGAGATTAAATGGACTGGCTATGCACGTTGCGATGGACGTATGGATTTAGAATACTTTAAAGACCTTAAAGCAGGTGGTTGCATTATGTTTAATTATGGCATTGAGTCAGGTAGCCAAAAAGTACTAGATGATATGGCTAAGGGTGTAACTATTGCTGAAATGGAACAAAACTTTCGTGATGGTAAAGAAGTAGGTATATGGGCCGCTACAAACTGGATTGTTGGTTTCCCCACAGAAGATTATCAAGACTATGCTGACAGTATGACATTATTATGGCGTATGCGTAATATGAATATTAATAATGCAGGTCTTGGCGTAGGCTATGGATTGGGACCAGAAACCATTGTAGGTCAGAACCCGCATAAATTTAATATCAGTTGGCACAAGTATCAAGGTCATTGGATTACTAATGATTTTAAAATAGGTGGCACACATGTTATGACACGTGTAAAAACATTCCACATGTTTGCTGATTTTTTACAAGGATGTAGTGATGTTCCTATTGGATATCCTGTTAGAGTTAATTTAGCAAAAGAACACTATAAAATAAAATTAAATAACCCAACTTGTATTAAAGAAATCGAATATGAAAAGTTCGATTACAATATAATTAAAGCAAACATTAATCCATTTGCTGATTCACTAGTAAATGAAATGTGGCCATTCTTTAGAATGTTATGGAAAACTCGCGGTGGATATGAAGCCGAGGTTTATTTTAATCCTGAAATTGACTTAAAAGAATTTGGAACTCAGTATGGTCCAGGAATGTATAACGCTGTTTATAAGTTTAAAATTACTGATGATGGTAAGTGGGAAGCAGATTTTGATATTAAATTTGATCAAATAGATAATCCTTTTGATGATAGATTGCCCCCTCCAGAAGGACGCAAAGGCCCGTTCTATGCACAAGACTATAGCAGATTGCAAAGTAATACAACTAAACGTGCTAGAAAATTAGCAAAGCCTACGTGGAGCACTGAAGAAGGTCGCAGTGGGCAAGATTTTACTGATTTGTTAAATGAAGAAAAATTATTAAATGAAACAATAGACTTTACATTCAAACTGCATTGGATCGAATCAGGTGATTGGGGCAATTATGCTGATTACGAAATTAAAGTATCTGATACTAAACGTGATATTATTCCTGAAAAAGAAGCAATGCATGTTCCTAAAGTGACTACTATTGATGTTTCACAAATTAAACGTAGACCGGTATTTCCTATATGACAAATAAAGAAAAAATTATGTTGGTTGCTGGATGCAGCCACACCTCAGGATCAGAAATAAACGGTCTAGAAGATAGTGTATACAATAGACAGAAATCTTATGGCAATCAATTAGCATATATGATGGGTTACACACCTGTTAATATAGCAGAACCCGGCTCTACAAACCCTACAATTGCCCGTAGTATATTACAATGGTTTAGTGAAAAGTACAATCCTTTTAGTATGGAAGTATATGTAGTAGTAGGGTGGACAGAAAGTACACGTATGGAAGTTCCATTTCATCGTCCGTGTCATTATAATCATCATTGTCCATTTGGTGATTATTATGCAAATACTAGCACAAACTTTCTACGTATTAATATGGGTTGGGCTGGTAGCGATAACGAAGAAAAACAATTAATACCTGACTATCATAGATTTATGGCACAAAACGAAAAATATTTGGAAATTGTTAGTGCTAATGCAATACTACAAATTCAATATTTTTTACAATCAAAGGATGTTGATTATATAATGTGCAATGTCATGCATATGTTTACTGAAAAAGATAAACATACAAAATTCTACACGGATCAAATAGATACATCTAAATACTTCAACATGTTGGATAATGATCAATCTTTTTATCCCAAATATAAAAATTTAGGTTACACTAATCCCAAAGCCAAATATTGGCATCACAATGAAATTCCACACGCATTACATGCAGAAGAATTATACAAATTTATAGAGAGTGAAAATGTTTTTAATCAGATGGTTTAAAAATTTAGTCAGAGAATACAAATATCGTAAGCGTATCAAAGAATTGCGAAAGCGTGATCCGTTCATTTATAAGTAATCTATGGAATATATAGGAATTAGCGCAGGTTTCCATGATGCCGCTATGGCAGTTGTTAATGACCACGGAGATATTTTATTTGCAAGTCATAGTGAACGTTATTGTGGAGATAAGCACACTAAACATCTAAACATGTCAATTGTTAAAGATGCATTAACTCATGTAAAAGACAGACAAAACACAGAGATTCATTATTATGAACGTCCGTGGATGAAGTATCTACGTCAACTACGTGCAGGTGAACCTACAAGTATTGCTAATATATCTGCAAAAAATATTATTGGTGAAGGCTTATTATATCAGTTACAAGATGGTCGTGGTAACAAAGTTTACACACACAATCATCACTTGAGTCATGCGGCTGCTGGCTTTCAAACAAGTTCGTTTAATGATGCTACTGTAGTGGTAGTTGACGCTATTGGTGAGTTTGATACTATTACTATTTGGGATGCATGTTATGACAAAGATGGTATAGCCCGTTATAAAAAGATTTTTAGTAAGAAATATCCCAACTCAGTTGGACTATTCTATAGTGCAATGACAGACAAAGTTGGTCTGCGTCCTATGGATGAAGAATACATTCTCATGGGAATGGCAGCGTACGGTGAGCCTAAATATATGCAAGAAATGATGGATGAATATATTCACAGTCTCAAAGATTTTGAATTCAAACAGAATCTTCATATAGGTGCATCACCTAATTTCTTACCTAATGCTAATGATATGGATATTGCATGTTCTGCACAACATATGGTAGAATTTTTTGTTAAACAAATCATGGGTAAAGCTAGATTGATAGGTAAGAGTCGTAACTTAGTATACGGAGGTGGTGTAGCACTTAACTGTTTAGCTAATAGATTGTTAGGAGATTATTTTGAGAATATTTGGATTATGCCTAATCCTGGCGACGCCGGTAGTAGTCTCGGGGCTTGCGCTCTTGGCTATGGGAGAAAACTTAACTGGACTAATGCTTATCTCGGTCATAATATACACGGTAATTATCCTGTTAACAGGTTACTTGATGAATTACTTACTGGCAAGATTGTGGGAGTGGCATCCGGACGTGCCGAATTTGGCCCACGTGCCTTGGGTAACCGTTCGCTCTTGGCGGATCCAAGAGGAAATGAAATCAAAGATAAAGTAAATGAAATTAAACGTAGACAAAAATTCAGACCATTCGCCCCAGTTATTTTGGAGGAACTGGCTGATATGTACTTTGATATGCCTAATGGCTGGAGTAATAATAGGTATATGCAGTCAGTCGCTCGTTGTAGGCATCCTGAGTTATTTCCTGCTATCGTTCATGCTGACGGCACTAGTCGTGTACAAACTGTACCGAAAGATGGAAGTGGAATCAGAGAACTACTAGAGAAATGGTATGTAATGACTGAATGCCCGATGTTATTAAACACTAGTCTTAACATACGTGGTGAGCCTATGGTTAATGATAGAAGTGATGCGGATCGATTTGAAAAACTGTATGGCATAAAAGTATTATCATAAGTAGATACATGCTAAGAGATGTATTTTATTACGGTAAAAAACCTAACGTTCACCCAAAAGAAAAATTTGCAACTTCATTAGAAGATGCAAGAAAACAATCTACTACAGAACATTTTTGGATAATCAATGAATATTGTGATTATCGTGGATTTGAATGGGATTTCGATTTTGAATTTTTACCAGACGAAGATGTATGGGCAGAAGAACATATAAATGTTTGGCCTAGTCAACATCAAAAAGATAGTGGTACCTGGTTATGTAATACAGATAATATATCCTCATTAATAATTTATCGGGCTGATGTTAATCCTGTAAAGCGTAAAAACGAACTAAACATCTATTGGGTTATCAGAGATGTTATTGATAATACTAAATTTGATTTTAGTTGGCATCCTGACCCCACAGACCCTCCATACATTTATATTTTCCCTACTAATTGGAACCCGGTAGGCGGCCCTGAATATCACATTGAAGGTGCGACAGAAAAGAAATACATTGCTACCCAGATTGGTGTTACTATTCCTCAAATGGATAAATGGGAAGTCCCCGATTATATTGATGTAAGTGATTTTGATTTTAGTTGGGTTCCTCATCCCGACGATCCTCCGTTTATATATGAGTTTGGTACGCAATGGCAGAAGACTTGCGGACCTCGTTATATAGTTGATGATGCCCAAGAAGTTAAGTATGTCAGTAATATTCGTGTTAAAGCACTAGCCAACATGACTAATTGGACATTACCTACCAATGTAGCTATTGATGATTTTGATTTTAGTTGGCACCCTGATTCAACAAGTCCCCCCTACATTTATAATTTTCCAACGCAGTGGGCAATGTCAGGGGGTCCAGTTTACACAGTAGAGGGTGCAACAGAAGTTAAGTATGTTGAAGACATGGTAGCAAAAGCAATTGCTGATCCTGAACGAAAGAATTGGGAAGTACCTGCATTTATTGACGTAGATAATTTTGACTTTAGCTGGCATCCATATGCCGAAGATGAACCGTATATCTATCAATTTGGAACTCAATGGCAGAAGACAGGTGGACCTCGATTCTTAACTCCCGGAGTTCATAAGAATAGCCCAATAAAATATGTTGATACAAGAATTATCAAATCAACTCGTTTGGCCTCACGTAAAAATTTTGCTATATTAAACAATCTCAGAATTGCTGAGTTTGACTATTCTTGGCACCCTGATACAACAGAAGAACCATTCATCTATGTTTTTGGTAATCAACATTATCCAGGTGAAATCATGCCGACGATTGAATATGTTGTTCCTGGTGCAACTCAAATAAAATATGTCAATGACATTATTGCAACATTAGGACCTGACAGAACTAACTGGGTGATTATTCAACCTATCAATGAAGATAAGTTTGACTTCAGTTGGAAACCTAACCCTAAAGACCCTCCGTATATCTATATATGGGGTAACTCTTATATAGATGGTAAGATTAAATCTACTATTGAATATCATGTTGACGGTGCGACAGAAAAGAAATACATGGACGAACTTGTTGAAGTGATTCCTGAATGGGATCGTTGGGACATTCCTAAAAACATTGACACAAGTAAATTTGATTTCACTTGGAGACCGGATCCACTTGATGCTGATTTCATTTGGCAGTTTGGCACACAACATCAGAAGACAGGTGGTCCTCGTTATATAGTAGATGATGCTACTGAAATAAAATACGTAGAAGAAAACAGAGCAACCGCTATATTTACATCAATGAAACATTGGGAAATTCCAGAAGGGTTAGACATATCTGAGTTTGATTTTAGCTGGCATCCGGATGCAACAGAAAAACCATACATATATGTTTTTGGAACTCAATGGGCTTTGACCGGTGGCCCTAAATATATTTCGCCTGGTGCAACAGAAGTGAAATATATTGATGCACCTATTGCAAAGGCTGCACCTAATAGACAACACTGGATTATACCTGACAACATAGCAGTTGAAGAATTTGATTTTAGTTGGCATCCATATGCTGAAGATAAGCCATATATCTATCAATTTGGTACTCAATGGCAAAAGACGGGCGGCCCTCAATACATTACGCCTGGATCAGATGAAATGTCTCCGATCAAATATGTTGATACTCGTATTTTAAAGGCAAGACAGTTAAAGTCTAAGGGAAGTTTTTCTGTAGTAGGTGATATCAAAATTAAAGATTTTGATTACTCATGGCATCCTGATAGTACTGAACAGCCATACATATATGTATTTGGTAACCAATGGCATCCTGCTGAACTAGAACCTACTATTGAATATCACGTGCCCGGAGCAACAACTAAAAAATATATTCACGATATTGTTGCAACAACGGGTCCTGATATGAATCTATGGGATGTTCCTGAAGGTTTTAACAAAAATACGTTTGATTTTACTTGGAGACCTGATCCAACAAGTCCTCCCTACATTTATCAATTTGGTTCATTGATTGATAGAAATGATGGCCCTAGATATAATGTGCCCAATAATGACGGTGAAGTTGTATTCTTAGAAAGAAAAGAAATAGCATTACCCACTTCAGTTAAGGTTCCGCAATATTATATTGAAACCACACTAGAGGATCTTGTTAATAAACATCCAAACGAAATCTTTTGGGCGTTAAACAATGACATTGATTATGAGAAATTTGATTTTGATTGGAGACCTCAGATAGTTAATATTCAATGGGAAAACGAATACGTATATGTGTTTGGTTCTCCTGAGAGTATACTTACTCAAACATATTTTGTTAATGCCGCTATGTATTTACAAGGCAATAAAGATTTTAAATTTGTTGAAAATGAAACAATTAGTGAAAAATATCTAGCAACTTTATTCAAAAAATCTGATATGTTTTTTGTTGATAGAGGCAACAAAGAAGCACAAGAACGTTTTGACAAATTAAAACAACGTTTCCCTACTATACAAAAGACAAGATATTTGAACACTTGGGTAGACACAATCAATCGTTGTATTAATCGTGCAACAACTAATTTATGTTGGATACTAAACAGTGAATTAGTATACGATAATTTTGATTTTGATTATTACCCTAACCCTTGGCAGATGAAAATGATTCAAGTGTTTGGAACTCAATGGAGTCATTGGGGTACTACCTTTATGGTTAATCGTGACACATTTGCTAAAGATACCAAATATGTTAAAGTCATTGAACACTTAAACAATCTTAACTTTGTAAAAGACCGTAGAGCAATTTCAACAAATGTATTGTACGATAAAATATATATTGACCATGGAAACAAACCTGTTCCTACTGATACTACAGTGATTCAATATGAAGAAAGTTATTTAAATACATTCAAAAAATTGTTAGACAAATTACCTGAAAAGAAAGAACATTTTGTTTGGATCACTAGTTCAATATGCGACTACACTGGATTTGATTTTACTTATATTTGTGATCCATTTGCACGTGAACAGCTTCATGTATTTCCTAGCGACAAGCAGAAATTTGGAGATACATTTTTAATAAATGTTAACAAATTACGTGAGTTGATTTCTGAAATGAATGTATTAGAAGATTACAACAAAGTAAATTATAATCAACACCAACGTGCAAAACGTTTACCCAGTCCAATTATTATTACAGAAGGTGATACACATGTCTCTAGTATTGACACTAATTTTGATTTCCCTTATGCTACGTTTGTCACGATTGACAACAAAGACATACAAGTAATTGATTCTGAACCCATGAGTTTATGGGATATAGAGAGTAAAACTATTCAGGTTACTAGTGTAGGTGGAACACGTATTGTTGTGCCTAAAGAAATTAAACAACACTTCAAACGTGAATTATACGACTATCCATACATTAGCACAAATAGTAAACTTGCAAAATCTACCCCAATGGATATTGTGTTCTTAAGTAACGGTGAAACAGGTGCAGATGAAAACTATGATCATTTAATAAAAACTACACAAGGTTTGCCTAATCGTGTAGTAAGAGTAGATGGTGTAAAGGGTCGTGTGCAAGCATATCATGCGGCAGCAGAAGCAAGCAATACTCCCTGGATGTTCACAGTTTTTGCTAAATTAAAAGTTAGTAACAAGTTTGATTGGAACTGGCAACCAGACAGATTACAGATACCTAAACATTATGTATTTCACGCTAAGAATCCTGTCAATGGTTTAGTATACGGTCATATGGCTATGATTGCTTATAATAAAAAATTAACACTTGCTAATAAAGGTAAAGGGCTTGACTTTACTATGGACGATGAGCATGAGGTTTTAGAAATCAATTCAGGAACTGCAAATTTTAATACGGATGAATGGTCAACTTGGCGTACTAGTTTCCGTGAAGCATTAAAGTTACGTGCTAATGAGGATCAGGTCAGTAAAGATAGACTTGATATTTGGTTAACTGTTGGTATGAGTAAATTCAACGAATATAGCATGGAAGGTGCTCAACATGCAGTTGAATACTATGAAGAAGTAAATGGTGACTTTGATAAGTTAAAACTGTCTTATGACTGGCCTTGGTTACGTGCTTACTTTGATAAGAAATACAAGTAAAAGCTAATCCATTCTTTTATATTTTTTAATAAATATAGAATGGGCAATCAATTAAAAACACTGCAAGAAAATCTAGCCAAAGACTTAGTTAGTTTGGAAGATAATGAATTAGTGACAGAACAACAGTTGGACAAAATTACTGACGTATATAGTCAAGTGTATGATATTATTACCAACGGTATTGATAAACCCAAAGAATAAATTCATATTGTAACATTATTGTAACACACTATGAAATAAATAAGTCTATATGAAGACTTACCGCTCTATCTTTATTAGTGATGTGCATCTCGGAACTAAAGACAGCCAAGCAGGAAAACTAAACAACTTTCTCAAACACAACACCTGCGATACACTTTATCTTGTGGGTGACATTATAGATGCATGGCGAATACAACAAAACAAATGGCGTTGGAAACAAAGTCATACTAATGTAGTCCGACGTATACTAGGTCATGCCAAGCGAGGTACTAGAGTGATTTATGTTGCAGGCAATCACGATGAATTCTTAAGACCTATGATACCTTATGGATTTAGTTTTGGACTAATAGAGATACACAATCAAATAGAACACATAGGTGCTGATGGCAAACACTATCTAGTAACGCACGGCGATTTGTTTGACGGCATTACCCGTTTAGCACCTTGGTTAGGTTTCTTGGGTGACAAAGCCTATGACTTTATATTATATCTTAATAGCAAGTTTAATTGGGTTCGTCATAAAATGGGATTTGGCTATTGGTCATTAAGCAAATATCTTAAATACAAAGTAAAAAAAGCAGTGGACTTTATATTTCAGTTTGAACGTAATTTAGCAGACTATTGTAAGAAGCGTGGGTTTGATGGTGTTATATGTGGACATATACATCATGCTGAGATAAAAGAAATCAACGGCGTCATGTATATGAATGATGGTGATTGGGTTGAATCATGTACGGCATTAATAGAACATCATTCAGGTACATGGGAAATTGTAACTTGGACTAAGGAGAAGGATGATGTGGGTATTGATACTAATAGCGGTACACATGAACGATCCAACAGACCAGCCCGGGAGAGTGGAGCTACAGTTCGCGGATCAAACAACTTGTCTGCAAGTACTAAGCACCCTCAAGTGGCAACTGAAATTTAAAAGTTTTAAGGTGGTAGGAGAATGCAAAAAACAATTCTGATAGTTACAGACAATTTACCGGATCAAATAAATGGTGTCGTTACAACATACAAAAATATTGAGGCTTGTGCGCTTTTGGATGGTTATAATGTTGTTTACATTACTCCCGGGGACTTCCGCCACTTTGATTGTCCTGGCTACAACGAAGTCAAGATTGCCTATCCAAGGCAGATGGGCAAGAAGATTGAGGAGATCGGTCCGGATTATATCCATATCGCCACAGAGGGTCCTATTGGTTTGTCTGCTAGAAAATATCTTTCAAAACATAATCTTCGGTACAATACTGCTTATCATACTAAGTTCCCTGAAGGACTTAGAGCCTTATTTGGTATCCCTGAGGCTCTTACTTGGCCTTTAGTCAGATGGTTTCATAAACACAGTGGCAAAGTATTGACCACTACAGATACAATGGTAAAGGAGTTAAAAAATCATGGCTTTGATGGAGATATTATTCCTTGGACTCGTGGGGTTGATCGTACTATATTTTCTCCTGCCTTAAGAGATGAATGGCATGGTCAAGAAATTATTTTACTATGTGTTAGTCGTGTATCTAAAGAAAAAAACTTAGAAGATTTTTTTGAACTAGACTATCCCAATAGTCGCAAGATAATGGTGGGCGATGGCCCTATGTTAGAAACTTACAAAAAGCAGTATCCTGACATAGATTTTGTGGGATTCAAAACAGGTGTAGAACTTGCTACCTATTATGCCAATGCTGATGTTTTTGTGTTTCCTAGCAAATGGGAAACGTTTGGTATTGTTATGATTGAAGCAATGGCTTGTGGTACCCCTGTTGCGGCTTATCCTGTGCAAGGCCCGTTAGATGTTATAGATGAGGGTGTGACTGGTTGTATGAATGATGAGTTAAAACAAGCAGTTAAGGATGCTCTAATGCTATCTAGAGGATTAGTATATCATGGCAGTCAGCGTTGGACTTGGGAACGTGCTTGGGAAATATTCCGTGACAATCTAGTTGACAAACATCATGAATAAATATATAATAACTTAAGGACTATATTTATGGATACAGATTTTTTTCGGAAATACATTAATTTGTTAGAAGACCAAGAAGTGCAACAATTGCGTCATGGTGATTTTGAACAACGTCAACTCCAACCAACAGAAATGCAAAAGTTAACTGGTAAAACTGTTAACGCATGGGCTCAACAACTGGGATTAGATTTATCTAAAATACAAACAGGATTGTTCACATTGAACGGTGGTGTGCAAGCTCCGGCAGTAAACGTTGGTATGCCCTCTCAAGTTGATCCAGAAACAATGGATGAAATGAAAAGAGCATTGGGGTCTATTGGAATCACTGTCATCCCAGGAGGTATTGGATTGTATCTAGTACTGAATGCTGGGTAAAATTCTAGCTAAATACTAGATGCGTATCATAGAAATCCTTACCGAATCACATCATAACTTTACCACTGCTTATCACATTACTACTGTTGAAAATGCAGACAACATCACATATGGTGGATTGGATCCATATGATGGCAATGCCTATCTAATAGTAGATACCGGTAATAAAGAAAAACTTAGTAATGATTTCAGAACTGTTGCCGGTTGGATGCTGGCTAAAACTGAACGCACAGAAGAACCACTGACTTTACTAAAAGTAAATATAACAGGAATCCCATTAGAAAAAGATAGTGGTTGGTATGTATCCAAGGCACCTATTCCAGCTGATCGTATCACTGATATGGGTGAAGATGCATTCAATAGCGTAGCATAATTACTTGACAATTACTTTGAATAAATATATACTGTAAGTTATTGCTGTATGAAGCAAAGAGAAAAGTGTTCTGGACGGGGGTGCGAATCCCCCCAGGTCCACCATAAGGAAAACTATGAACACAACATTTGTGTGGGTGTTGACGTTTACTGTTTTGGGAGTAAATCCTGAGCATAAGGCGTTTCCCAAATATCCATCCAAACAAGAGTGTGAGCAAGCGTTAGTGCAGACAAGAGCAGAGTACAAGGCAAAGAACAAGCATATAGCTGGCGCCTGTACACTGATTATAAAATAGTATCCTTATGATGGGCCTGCATAGTTTCGACAGGGCAACAAGTAAATGAGTGGACAGCACGGTAGGCGATGACCGTAAATCAAGCAAAAAAAGTAAACGCAAACGACTCACAGTTTAGCATTGCAGCCTGATTCAGGCAGCTAGGGTAAGACATACCTCGTAACAGAAACTCAGAATAGGCTCTTCGGGGCCTATTTTCCCGTTAAGAATGCATATTTATTGAGTAAAGAGTAAAATTATTGGTAGATATTTATATTAATAAATATTATTCTAGCCTGTAAAACAGGTTTAAATTTAAATCATAAAGGAAATATTTAAAATGAAGAAAATTACAATCGCATCTCTATTTGCATTTTTAGCAATCAGCGCATCAGCCGCAGACTTTGTTACTGTTGACGTTGACTCAGTTAAAAACAACGTAAGTGGTGTTCAAAGCACCGCACAATATGTTCGTGCAGGTAAAGATATCGGCGGAATTCAATTTGGGCTACAAAGCCGCACCGCAGTTTCACATACAGGTGGTATGTTGAATAGTTTAGAACTTACCGGTGGTAAAGCTATTGGCGTTATTACACCCTTCGTTGGTGTAGGTTTTGATAATGGATTGAATGGTGCACGTGGTGCTGACTATCAATATGGACTATTAGGTGCAACAACTGGTATGAAAGTTGGTCCTGGTTTTGCTCTAGTAGGTGTTAAAACACGTTTAGGAACAACAGCCGCAGTTGAAACAAAGCAAACTATCGCTTTTGGTACATACAGTATTCCTGTTGCAAAGAATGTTGCATTGAATATTAACGCAAGCAAAAGCTATCAAGACATTCAAGAGAATGCTTATGGTTTAGGTTTAGGTTTTAGATTCTAATCATTGATTGATTATACCAAAGGGGCTTTACAGCCCCTTTTTTTTATTATAAAATAGTCCTATATTTTATAATTAGGAGATATCATGACTGTAGAATCAGCAACAACATTTTTGGCAGCTACTATACTAAGTGGTTTGGGTTTTGTAATTATATGTGTTGTATTGGTAGTAGTTAATAACATTTTTTCAAAATATTGGAAGCCAGTTAATCTAGCACTATGGTTACCTAAATCTTTTTCTGCCGAGCCACCTAGATTTGCAACACAAGAAGAACTAGAAAGAATTGCACCTACACTTGACGAAAAAGTTAAAGTTAAATGACAAAGATAGGGTTGAGTAAATAGTTTAATGAAACCCAAAATTGCATTATTTCTTCATCAACCTAAATGTTCAGTACAAAGCGGCAATGGCATAATGAAAGCGTTGTCCGATTATTATAATTTTAAAATTTTTACCAGACATGAATTAGAAAAAGATTTCTTTGATGATGTTGATATGGTTGCAATACCCGGTGGTATTGGTGATAGCGATAGTTATGATTATCTAATGAAAATCAATGCCACACGTATTAAACAGTTTGTTAATCGAGGTGGCAAGTATCTTGGAATATGTATGGGTGCATATTGGGCCGATAAAAATTATATGGGCTTATTAGACAATGTTCGTGCAGTGCAATACATCAAACGTCCAGGAACTGACACAAAACGACCTCATGCAAAAAATTTAAAAGTTACTTGGGACAATCAACCTCGTAATATGTTTTTTTATGACGGGTGTGCGTTGATCGGAGACCGTACTAAGTTTAATACTATAGCAACGTATATGAATAATGATCCAATGGCAATCATCAAAGATAACATAGGGTTAATAGGGTGTCATCCTGAAAGCGATCCCTACTGGTATGATAGTTATAGTTGGATGCGTGGTAAATATCACAACGGGGAACACCACGCTTTATTATTAGATTTTGTTGATAGATTGGTAAAACAATGATAGTTGAAATATTTTTAACTAGAGAAAAAGGAAAAATAAGTCCTATTTGTCACATTACTGTCACATAATTCTAAGTAAATATATGTGTAACACACAAGGAGATTACACATGAAAAAGTTACTTGGTATGTTGATAGCAACAGTTGCATTAACTGTTCAAGCCACAGATATAACAGGGGCAGGTGCAACTTTCCCCTATCCCATTTATGCTAAATGGGCAGAAGCATATAAAAAAGAAACAGGTGTTGGTCTTAACTATCAATCAATTGGTAGTTCAGGTGGCATTCGTCAAATTAACGCAAAAACAGTAGCGTTTGGCGCTACAGATGCACCAGTATCAGGCGAGAATTTAGACAAGAATAACCAAGTTCAATTTCCAGCAATCATTGGTGGAACAGTTCCTGTTATTAACTTAGATGGCTTTAAGCCAGGTGAATTACGAATCACTGGTCTTGTATTAGCAGAAGTTTACATGGGTAACATTGTGAAATGGAATGATCCTAAACTGGTAGCATTGAACCCAGGCAAGCGTCTTCCTGATGAAGCTATCACTGTGGTGCATCGTGCAGATGGTTCAGGTACGACATTCAACTGGACAGACTACTTGAGTGCAGTCAGTAAAGAGTTCAACGACCGAGTAGGTAAAGGTGCCGCAGTCAAATGGCCTGCTGCCAGTTCAGTAGGTGGCAAAGGTAACGAAGGCGTTGCTGCCAACGTGAACCGTATCAAAGGCTCAATTGGTTATGTTGAGTATGCCTATGTTAAAAAGAATAACATGAACTTTATGCAATTGCAAAATAAAAGCGGCAAGTATGTTAGTCCGGATGATTTAACATTTGCAGCCGCGGCATCAGGAGCAGATTGGTTCAGTGTTCCGGGTATGGGTGTTAGTATTGTAGATCAAAGGGGTGATAATGTATGGCCAGTTTCTACTGCAAGTTTCATTATCATGTATAAGAATCCTGATGACAAAAAAGCGTCAACAGAAGTTTTGAAATTTTTTGATTGGGCATTCAAGAATGGTAAAAAAATGAGTGAAGAATTAGATTATGTACATTTACCTGACAGTCTAACAAAACAAATTCGTGAAAGAGTTTGGACTCAAATTAAATAAACCGTCCACAAAGATTGAGTGGTGCTGGAACTCGTAACCAGCAATAGGACCTTCGGGTCCTTTTTTATTTGACATGAATACCTAAAGGTGATATACTACGGGTATGAAAATCGAATACGCATTAGATTGGCAAGATGTATCTAGAAAACTACTTTCTGAAATGCATAGTGCTGGGTACAACCCAGACTTGAAAAAAATGTATAATAATATTAGTAGTATGGTTACTGAGTTGAGTAAACTTGAAGTAATGTCCAGACGAACACACAAGCATTCATTTACATCAGAAAAAGTAGAAAGTATTAATAAAGCAATCAATCACCTAGAAAAATTAGTACTTATTGCTAAATTAATGAAATAGGTTGACAACAAATCAATTTGGGTATACAATACATGCTTAAACACTCAAAAGGTAAGTATGAAGTTCAATTCTGTTGCTATATCTACGTTGTTTGTTAAAATTGTTTTTAAAAAGAAACCCTATAGTGATGAAGTTGTTTGCTTGCGAATCATTGCAGGTGATACTGAAAAACTTAGCGCAAAGACTGCACCCATCATATATGATTTTGATAAAATTCAAGTTGAACCCAGTATCGTTGAAGCACACATTGAACGTATTCGCAAACAAAACAATTATGCTATAGTTCAAGTATTATGATGAAATTTGAAATAATTGCACACGGGAATACAAGTCAGGGTAGAATTGACTTGTTGAAAAATTCCGCAAGATTTTACGCAAAAGAACTTAATCTTTTGAATCTTGATTATAAGATTATAATTTATAGTGAACCTAATTTGCGTAAAAATGATGGTAACAATGGTACGGCTTGTAAAACGGATCAAAAAGAAATTACTATTATGATAGATAGTAAACTCAAATTACCCCATATGCTTATTACGTTGGCTCATGAAATGGTTCATGCTAAACAGTATGTTCGTGGTCAATATCGTGCAGAACTATCACGCAACGGTAAAGTTAAAAAACTTTGGTTGGGCAGACCTTATTCAGTTTCATATCTGAAACGTCCTTGGGAACGTGAAGCCTTTCGCCGAGAAGGTGAATTGGCTTTGTCATTGATTGAATCAGTTGTCCAAAAAAAGCAAAAGAAAAAAAGTAGTAGTTGACAACAAATCCTATTTGATATATACTTCATTCATAAATTTTTTCAACAGCCATTACAAGGAGATACTATGGCATCGCATGTTTCTGACAATTTGACTATTACTAGTGTTCAAGCCCGCAAGGCAATGCTAAAAGCGTTTAAAGCTAAACGCCCACTCTTTATCTGGGGCCCTCCCGGTATCGGCAAGAGTGAGGTGGTTGCCGAAGTTACTGAGGAACTCGGTGGCTTTATGATTGACTTGCGTATGGCGCAAATGGAACCTACTGACATTCGGGGTATTCCGTTCTTTAATAAAGAAATTAATAAAATGGATTGGGCGGCACCAGTTGACTTGCCCGATGAAGAACTAGCATCACAATATCCGATTGTAGTGTTGTTCTTGGATGAAATGAATAGTGCAAGCCCCGCAGTACAAGCGGCAGGCTATCAGTTGATTTTGAATCGCCGTGTAGGTAAGTATGTCTTGCCAGATAACGTTGTTATCGTTGCGGCAGGTAATCGTGACAGTGATAAGGGTGTTACTTATCGTATGCCAATGCCCCTTGCTAATCGTTTCTTGCATTTGGAAATGCGAGCCGACTTTGCATCATGGCAGAACTGGGCTGTGAATAAAGGTATTCACAAGGACGTAGTTGGTTATTTGAGTTTTGCTAAACAAGACTTGTACGAATTTGATAGTAAATCGTCAAGCCGTGCATTCGCTACACCACGCACATGGTGTTTCGTAAGTGATTTGTTGAATGAGGAAGATGATACTGATAGTGATACCTTGTTCAATTTGATTTCCGGTGCTGTTGGTGAGGGTCTTGCTGTTAAGTTTGCCGCTCACCGCAAAGTTGCAGGTCGTATGCCCGAGCCAGCTGATATCTTGTCAGGCAAAGTGACCGATCTTGCAGTTAAAGAAATTAGTGCAATGTACTCATTGACTATTTCTATGTGCTATGAATTGCGTGATGCAATTCAAACTAAAAAAGTGGACATGAAAAAGTTCCATGAAATGGCTGACAATTTCTTGACATACATTATGAAAAACTTTGAGACTGAGTTGGTCGTAATGGGTGCTAAGATTGCATTGAAAACATACAAGTTGCCAATCGAACCAAGTCAATTGAAAAACTTTGATGAGTTTCACAAAAAGTTTGGTAAGTACATTGTGGAAGCAGGCAACTAAGTTGGACAATCAAAAGTTAAAAATAACTTTTGCTCCTGGGGCCTTCGATAATTTCGAAGGTACCCAAGAGGAGTTGGACCAATTGGTTTCTGAAATCAAACAGATGTTTGCATCAGGTGATGCATTTGAAAAGGCAACACCGATCGATTTGGATGATGTCCTTGAAGAATTATCTGATGAAGATATTTTTCACCTTTTGCAAGAACCTTCCGACAGAAAACTACAGTAGTTGACAATAACACAAAACTGTAGTACAATAAAGCATTGTAACAAAAGGAATTAATATGAGTGAAGTAATTGCACCTACTAAAAAACGTAAACGTAGTAAGAAATTTGAGAATCTTGTAGGTCCTACTGATTCTAAGATTGATATTCAAGCACGTGAACGTTTGGTAACTGCACGTATTGGATTGCTATTGCGTCATGCATTTTTCGGTAATCTAGCAACTCGCCTTCAACTTATCAATGCTGATGAATGGTGTAGTACTGCGGCAACAGATGGTCAAAAATTCTACTACAATAGCCGCTTCATTATGATGTTGAAGCCCAAAGAAGTTGAGTTTCTTGTAGCGCATGAGGTGTTGCACGTGGTATATGATCACATGGGTCGTAGAGGCAGTCGTGACCCTCAAATTTGGAATATTGCTGATGACTATTGCGTTAATGCTGACTTGAAACGACATAAGGTTGGTCAATTCATTACTACAGTGCCTTGCTTGTACGAACAAAAATATGACGGCAAGCCTGCTGAGGAAGTATATGATGACTTGATGAAGAATGTTCAAAAGATTAGTGTTGATGATTTGGTTGATCAAATGATTGATGATCATCTAGAAGGTGAAGGCGATAGTGATGGTGAGGGAGACGAAGAAGAAGGTAAAGGTCGTCCTAAAATGTCACCCGAAGAACGTGAACGTGTCCGTCAAGAAGTTAAGCAAGCAATTATCAATGCGGCAAGCACTGCCGAAGCTGGTCAACTACCACTAGGCGTTGAGCGTTTGATTAAGCAACACACTAACCCTGTGATGCCCTGGCGTGAATTGATTCAAACTAATTTGACTAGTGCTATTCGTACAGACTACACTTGGATGCGCCCATCACGTAGAGGTTGGCACATGGATGCTATCATGCCCGGAATGACTCCCGGTGAAGAAATTGATGTTGTCGTGACACTTGACATGTCAGGTAGTATCAGTCAAAAACAAGCACAAGATTTCTTGGGTGAGATCGGTGGTATGATGAATGCGTTTGATGGTTACAAGGTTCATGTATTTTGTTTTGACACTGAAAT